CTTTCTTTTTTGAGCCAGACCTTAAAGCCAAGATCAATGCTAACATCTATTGTATCTCCATCAATAACTCTAATGAGCTCACATCTATATTCATGCATCTATACCATCCCACCAGATTGTGTTCTCGCAAGAACTGTTAATGTTTCACCAAAAGATTTATTCAATTCTTTTGCAGCCATTGCAAATAAACGAGGAGGAATCTCTGATTGCTTAAATCCTTTTCTATTCAAAAATTTTTTTGCTGCTCTAATCTCTGCTGCTGCAACTTTTTTAATTTTTGCTCTTGCCATTTTTATGCACCTTTTGTATTTCAAATGAAGCTTTTTTAACTGCTCCTGTATGTGGTTTGTAAGAACCTTTCATTAATTTATAACCTTTTCCTGCTTTCATCCAATGAAAACCTTTTGGAGCTGATACTGTTTTATTTGCCATTCTTCTTTGCCTTTTTCTTTTTTTGTTTTTGTTTCTTCGCTATTGCTTTGAATGCTCCTTTTGCTGGAGCTCCTTTTGCACCTTTTTTACGCATTTTTTCACCAGAGCCAGCTTTAATTCTTTTTCTTTTTGCATGAATGTTTGCATATAGTCCAGGTCTTTTTGCCATTATATCACCATGCTTTGCAAGACCAATATCTTGCTTTTGTTTTCGGACCAGGATTATCGCAATTGTGGCGAGAACGGAAATTGCTCCTGCGACCTTTTTGATTCTTTTTAATCCTCATATTAGGATCTCCAAATGTTACTCTTTTAACTCTATCGCCATCTTTAACATAAACAACTGATTTTTTCTTACCATAACTTGTTTCACCTTTTGCGATTCGTCTTGGTTTATTAAGTGTTACTTTTCTTCCTTTATATTCAGCCATTAAGTCATTTTCCAACTACCACTGCCTGCAAATACACCAGCTCCTTCACCAACTGCTGCTGCCGTTGCATTACCACTTGTTCCCCAAGTAACTTGAACAATACCACCATCAGCTGCGACGAAAGCCAAACCAAAAGTTGTAGCTTTTAAAAGAGTATCTATATTGTCATAATAAATATCCCCTGCTGACTCCATCCCACCAGGAATTCCTACACCACCAGCAGAACCTTGAAAAGTCCATTCTGAAGTTAACATATTAACTTCAACATAAGTATAAAATAAAAAACAATAAACACTTATTTCACAACCTTCATTTTTAAGTCCTTTTTCGCAAACAGGAACTGCATCTAATAACTTCTCTTCATATGCTCTTCCTTTTGTATCAGGATTTATCCCTAATGCTTTAAAATATTTTCTTCCTCTTTCTTCTAAATTCATTTTCCTCTCCTCTTCTTTTTTGGTTTGTAACCAGAAGCATATATTGCACGACCTTGTCGTTCTGCTTGTTTTTTAGTCTTATATACTTTGCCAGTCGTTCCCCAACGATAACCACCTTTGACTTTTTTTACTGGCATTTATTTTTTCTTTTTAGCTGTCTTCTTTTTAAATCCGTAAGAACCTTTTGGTTTACGAGTAGCTTTTGCAACTTTACGACGACCAGCTGCAGACATTTTCTTTTTGGATTGTTTTCCTCTTTTCATTCCAAGTTGTTCATCTTTGCGAGCATTATAACCTTGTTTCTTCATTTGTTCCTCCTTTGGATTAAAGCAATTGTTTAATTATTATTGCATTTACTCAGAAAGTAAATTCTTTTTTTATTTCTTAGGCAACACAATATTTTCTCCAAATAAATTTTGAATGCTATTCTCTCCAACTTTTGTCACATCTTTTGCTCTTATTAATATTTCCTCTTCATCAGGGATTCCATAGTTTGGCTCTAAAATTGCATTCGGTGCAGCTTCTATATCTGTTTTCTTAACTTTGTAAATATCTACAGGAGCACCTCTATTCATATGACGTATTAATTCTTTTGGCGCAGGATCTACTGAAAAAGAAAAAAGAGAATCTGGATTATTTATTTCACCTTGTCTAAAAACATACATCTCTTCAGGAAATTTCTCCAAATATCTTTGTGTCTCATCATAAATAAATTGTTGCAATTTTCCTTCATCAGGAATTCCATATCTTAAAAAATCTTCTCCTTCAATTAAATTAGGATTATTTGCTAATCTTTCTGCATCATCTAAAAAAATTCCTTCACCTTTGTAAACATCATCATAAACATTATCAATAAAAGAATTGAAATCTTCCATAATAAATTTTAATTCATCTGCTCCCATTTCCATCTTATTGAAAAATGAAAAGAATGCATCTGCATCTGGATCCCCTGTTTTTTTAGCTAAATTTGCAGTGCTCGTGTCTGAAGATTTTTTTAATACATCTCGTTGAGGCACACTTGTCATTGGTTTATTTGGATCCTGTTTAGGAATATCTTTTAATGCACCACGAGAAATGAGCTCCAGTATATTTTTATCAGGGAGATTATCAAGAACACCTTCAGTTACTTTCTCTGTTACTACAGGAAGAGCTCCTGGTTTTTTGATAGGCAACTTCGGCATTAATCTGGATCCAGTATAAATTTCCTAATTTCAGGAAGAGTCATTTTCTTATCGCTAATTAAATATCGTAATCCTTCTTGAATGTCTATATCAAGGTCTTCGAATTTCTTTGCACCATCTAAAAATTCTTCTATCTCTCCATCGAAAAAACCTTTGAAATTTTCTTCAAACATTACATCATCATCTGCTAAATCTTTTAATAACTTTTCATCTGCAAGAAGTTTTTCTCGAGCATTGTTATAATTTATATTCTTTGCTTTCAATTCGGATTTTGAAAACAAATCTGAAAAGATTTGCCATGCATCATCATCGAAAAGATTTTCATGAGCATAATCATCGTAAGTTTCATATTTTAATTTTTTCATAGAAGGAAGATTAAAGAAATCGAAAGGAGTAAAATCTTCTATTTTTGAAGCTGATTTAAGAGCAGGAGAAACAACATCAACTGCTTTGCCTGCAAGACTTAAATCTCCAAGAGATCCGAGAGCACCTCGCATTAATTCTCTTCTGTCAACTTCAGGGAGCTTATCTAAAACTCCCTGCGTTACTTCGTCTGTTGTCGTAGGAAGTGCTCCTGGTTTAATCTTTACAGGAAGCTTGGGCATGACTAATAGTTGTCGCCATTACCTAATAGCTTGTCCATCATATGTGCTGCATCAGAACCATGAAGTTTGATAACTTTCATATCGCCATCTTCTATGATTTCACCTTCTTCATCATGAGACTCTTCCATCATGCCTTCGTCTTCTAAATAAGATTGCTGACAAAGCAAAAGGAATTTTTTAATTTGGTCGTCATTCAATTCAATCTCGTTAGCAGAGAAACCCATCTTTGCTTCAAACATTGCATGGATATCTAATCCACTGTCAGTCATTTCATTTTCCATTCTTTTTTTCCTTCATAAAGAATCCTAAGACTCCAGCTGCACCACAACAAATCATAACAATATTTTGCCATAAATCATTTGGTATTATTACACCAACCATTGCTAACACACCTGTCAAAGCTGCATAAGATGATGGTTCTTTAAATCGATTAATTAATTCTTGCATAATTATTCTCCTATTTTTCTTCTTAAGTTACCTAAAAATCCTTCAACACTACTAGGAAGTTCGCCAATTGCACCAGTTCCTAAAGTTTGTCCTTCTTTTATTAATGCCCTTTTTCTCATATCTTCATAAGAACCTGAAGGTAAAGAACCTTCATACATCATAATTTCTTCATCTGACATAGAGCCAATAGCCATATTGTTCTCGCGATCCATAGCCATCCAACCTCTGCGTTCTTGTTCTGTAATTTCAGAAAGTGGTTTACCAAGATCCATTTGCATTCTTTGTTCTGGTGTATATTTTTCTACATTCTCTATCTCAACATCACTAATAACTCCAGAACCAACCATCTTTGGACCCAATGCTTGTGCTTGTGCTTCTCTAAAAGTCGGATCGCCTTTATCGAGACTTGCTGTTTGTATCATTTTAAAAACGTCTTCAGGTGCTTGTCCTGCTGCGACTCCTTCTGCAAGTTTAGCTAATGTATCTTGATATCTTTTTTGAAACTGGTCTTCATAATTCATCTTTCATTCCTTTCATTTGTATTTCTGCAACTGCTTTTTGTTTCGCTATTTCTATATCTGCATTTAATTTTGCAAGTTTAGCTTCTAGCTCTGCTTGAGTTTTTGCGATAGTCTTGTCTATATCCATTTTAGTTTTAACTTGGTCTTTTTGAATATCAGCTTGAGCTTTGGCTTGGTCTATTTGCATGTCAGATTTAGCTTTTGCTTGGTCTGCTTGTATCTCAGCTTTAGTCCTCGCCATAACGGATTCTGCTTCAATCTTCGCAAGTTGTTGTGCCATATTCATAGGATTGTTTGCACCAGCACCACCAAGTTTATCTAACCCACCAATTGATTGCATTTTAGGAGATTGTTGAACGACTTGTGCTGCTCTTTCAGCAATCATATTATTAAGCTCTGGTGATATGCTTTCAAACTGGAATTTCGGATCTCTAATATTAGGCATTTTAGGGAATTCAACTCCTGTTGCTTTTTGCATCCTTATTCTATAAAGCATAGCAACGTGTTCGCCTATGTGAGCAATTATCATAGGACCAATAGTTTTTTGAGCTATTGGATTGCCTGCTAAACTCGGATCTTGTAAGAATTGCATATGCACTGCAATATGAGCTTCGTGGTTTTGGTCTATGAAAGCTTTGATTGGTTTGCCAAGTAATGCTGAAACATTTTCATCAACAGGATCGAGACTTGGTGCTTCTTCTGGTTTCTTTAATACTTGGTCAATGTCAGGAACACGAATCGCTTCGTACATTCTTTTATAAGCTTCGTACATATCATGCAGTTTAGGTGCTGACTGTGCCAATTGTAATATTGCTTGAGCTTGAGCGATTCTTTGTGTAGAACTAAAGATGCTTGGATCACTAACAGGAATAACATCAATTCTTTCATCAAAGTCTTTTGCATAGATAACTTGGCTCGCACCAGAAACAGCAAAGTTCACTTGCTCTGGTAAAGTAACTGCATTCAAATGCATTATAAGTTTAAATTCTTTTCCTTGTGCATAATGCAATCTTTTATGAATAGCTGAAAATATTTTAGATCCTTGCTCTAACATAGCAATGGTTGTTCCTACAGGAGCATTTGGATTAGCATCACCCACATTTAAATCTGCAACAGCTGCATATCTTCTTCCTGCATCAACAATAAATCCTAATAATTGGAACAATGTGCTTGATGGCTCTTTAAATGGTAATGGCATGATTGCTTTACCAATGTCATCAACTGCTGCATCAAGGTCAACATATTCTCCAGGATTAACATCAAGCTCTCCACCAGGAACACGACCTTTTAATTTAAAACCACCTTGCATATTTGCAAATGCTGCGGAATCTAAAAGAGCTCTTAATGAACCTGTTGCTGCTTTCCCAAGACCACCGATAATATGGTATAAACCGAAACCATAGAATCCTAGACCAGGAAGGAATTTATATTCAACAAACCAATTAAGTTTGTCCTTCTCTTCGTCGTCTTCCTGCCAGTTCCTTCTTATAGAAACAATCTGTTGGCTTTGTTCGTCTATCGTGATAACATAAGGAAGTGCTACAGAGTTTACATCATCAGGATCCCCACCATCAATCCCTTTAAATATTACACTTGTATGCATCTCTAAAAGAGTGATGACTTCATCGTTTCCTTCAGAAGCAGAAGGATCAATTCCTTCTATCTCGTAAGTAACATCTTCATTGGGATCGCCATCGCTCGAGAATTTATCAGCTGGCAAATAGTAACCAGCCTGCACGAACTTATTGTATTCGTTTCTTGTAATCTCTATTACATGGGTATATCGAGGGGAAGTTAAGAGATCCGTACTCTCAGGAGCGACGACGAAATTTTCTGCTTTAACAAAGCGACTTGTAATTCTTTTCATCGCAGGATCGTACCAGACTTTCTTGAAAGTTTGACCAATCAAAGGCAAATGAAAAAGCATTTGGTCAACATCTGGGAAATATTCTGGCATCTCCTCAAGAAGTTGATAATTCATATAATCTTTTACACGGATAGCTTGTTCTTGTACATCGTCATCTGCTTCTCCGATAGAAACTGTTTTAACAGGACCACCAGCAGGAAAAAGTTCTGCGATGGCTCTTGATTGAAATTGTGTTGCTGCTTCTGCAATCATAGGATGCACAACTTGACTCAGACCTCTTGTTGCTCTTTGGTCATCAGAGTCCATCATCCCACCATCAGGATCTAAAGTTTTTAATCCTTCTTTATATCTTTCTTCCCAAGTGGAACGAGCTTGGCGATCTGTTTCATAATAATCAAGCAGAATCGTAGCATGTTCGTTTATTTCTTTTTGGTCTATAACTTCAGCTAAATTTGCATCAAACTCTGTTGATGGTTCTGTGTATTCTTCTGGTTCTCCTATAAGAACTGTTTCGTTGTCTAACTCTTCAACAATAAGATTGTCTGCTGGAGCACCTTCAGCAAAAGGAATTACTTTATCATTTTTGTTTAGTTTTGCCATATGTTCCTATCCATACAATGGTACTTTTGGTGGTTGTTCAACATAATCGTCCTCAAAATCTTCGGAATGGGAAAGAAACCATTGCTTCCTTAATCTTAACCATGCCTGTGTACATGTATCTACTATATCGTCATTTTCACCTGCTGGAAAGGCAGAACATATATTTATTACATCTTTTGCCCATTTCTTTCCTGCGGGATACCATATACGACCATCCTCTAAAAGAGCAGAAGCAGCATGTGCTCTAGCTTCTTTGTCTCTATCTGGTGAATAAGGAATTACAGGAACTCCAGCCATTCTTAAGTCTTGTAAGAGTGATTGACCAGAAGCTTTCTTTTCAATTAAAACTGCGTCTGGTTCATAGGCATTATATGCATCTTGTGCTTCTCTTCTTAAATCAGGATAACTGACTCTATCAAACCAACAATCTACTATAATTGCATTCCATTGATTATTTTTATTAAAAACTCCCCATGTTGTTCTTGCAGAGAAACTGCTCTTTTCCTTTGTAGAATATGCAGTGTCCCAGGATTGTATTACATATTCAACTTCGGGAAGTAATTCTTCTTCCCACTCTCGCCACCATTCTGCTCTTAATATTGTACCACCTTTTGCCATTGGTCTTTGTTGTAGTTGTCCAGCAGAAGCATAAACTCCTAAAGAATTTTCTAATTCGGAAAGAGTTTCTTCGCCAATCCTTTCTGGCCAAAGAAGTTCTCCTTCTTTCTTTCTAGGATCTTCAAACCCAATAGAAGAATAAGAAATTGAAGGATGCTCAATCTCATATCTTGCTGGTAAACATAAGTGGTCCCAATTATTACTGTTCGCTAATATGTGTCCTGTTAAATCTAATTCATGGACTCTTTGCATTATGATTATAAATGCTCCAGTCTTAGGATCGTTAAGTCTTGTTTGCATAGCTTGGTCCCACCAATCAAGAACTCCTTCTCTTACAGTTGCAGACTCTGCTTCGCGAACATTGTGAGGATCGTCAATAACTATTATGTCTCCACCTTCACCAGTTAGTGCACCATCAACAGAAGTAGCTATTCGCATTCCTGTTTTATCATTCTCAAACCTTTGCTTTTGGTTCTGGTCACCAGTTAGCTTGAAAACATGTCCAAAGTTTTCTTGATACCATTTGCTGTCAATCAATCTTCTGCATTTAACAGAATCACGTATGGAAAGAGAACCAGCATAAGATGCAAATAAGAATCGTTTCTCTGGTTTGTTTATCCATGCCCAAGCAGGAAGTGCGACAGCTGCAGTAATTGACTTCATGTGTCTTGGTGGAATATTAATTATTAATCTTCTAATATCACCATTAACAACTGCTTGTAGGTGGTCGCATATTGCATTTATGTGCCAGTTGTCGTAAAAATTACGTCCTGGTTCCATTGTCGTCCAAGAGCTTTTGATAAACTCCTTCAGACTCCTCCGACTCTTCTCCGCTCGGATCTGACTCAAGGACAGCGTGCTCAAGTACTCTCTCAATTGTTGTGAGGTCATTATCATCCAATCTACTTATATCAATAACTTTTCTTTCTTCGTGTGTTGTGTTAACTTCAACAGACTTTAAATCAGGAACACATTTAGAAAGTAATGTTTTTGCAGCCATAACTCTTAATTCGGGATCTGCAGAAACTTTGCCAACGTTTTCTACTTTACCCAGAGAATCTCTAGAGTAAACAGGAAAGATCTCTTTCCCTGCCATTACAGAAGCAAGAAAACCTGCAGGATCTGCTTGACCCATTATCCAATGAGTTAATGCTTTGTGATTCCATTTGTATCTTCCCTTCCTCGCTGGTTGTTCTGACCCAAGTGGCTCAACCGATTTAAATCGTCCATTGAACTTCTGCTTTGGTCCATGGTTTATCGGTCTTTGCACTTGAATTGTTTCTTCAGGAGCTTTTTTAGGTCTTCCTCTTTTTTTATTATTTTCTTCCATCGCTTTTTCTCTGTTAAAAGATTAGTTTCCTTTGATTTAAAAGATAATAACTTATTTAATTAAATAAAGGAGAAAATACAAAAAGCTATGATAAAAGAGACCTTTTACCAAGGTGAAAAACCTAATTTAGATTATACATTTTATAAAAAAAGAGAGCAGAACCAAGCTAGGAACCACTCTCTAAAGTCAGGGAACTTTAAAAATAAGAATAAATTAAAAAAGTCCAAGAATAAAGTAATAACTGACCATGATTAAAAATTATAATCATAATGCATAATTGGTTCATCACTTAATACAAATCTTAAATGCCCATCGTAAAAATGACCATCTTTTCTTTTCCAAATTGTTACGACAGGATTATCTTTGTTACTTTTGTAGAACCATTTTTGTTCATCTTGATTACTTACATGTCCGCAGAAACCTCCAGGATGAAATTTTAATTTAACACTTGGATCTTTTTCTGCATCCATCAAACGAACAATTATTTTATTTGGAGTTCTAACTTCAATGATCTCATAAGGATTAATATCCGTATAAAGATGCATATTAGCATATTTTTTTCCGTCAATAGTATTTTTCATTGTATTCCTTTCTCAATTATTGTTATAGTAATAGAATATATTATCTGCTCAATTAAGTAAAGTTTTTTATTAAAAGTTAGGTTTTCCTTCCATAACTATTACCTCAACACCTTCAGGAAACATGGACTTGTACCAGTTTAAATCCTCCTCAGAATATTCAAGTGTTAATTTCTGCTCCATAGTTGCAGCCATTTCAGAAGGTCTGCTCCGACAATTAGGAAAGAAAGTTTCCTCATAAACTTTATATATTCGAGCCATCATTAGAGTCTCTACATGATTATCTTTCTTTCTTTTGCGACCCCAAACTTTAATATTGCTCCCAAGAGTAAAACAATAATCCCAAGCTTTTGCATCCTCAGGATCTTCTTCGTAAGTTTCTTTTGAGAAGTCCCACTCTGGCCAAGCTTTTTGGAAATTTGTTACAGTTTTAATTAAAAGTGAATTAGACATTATGCATTTCTCCTTATTGTTAATTTGTCAAGGGCATTAACAGTTCCTTCAAATTGAGGCATTTCAGCAAAACAACTTGTCATTTCAGTATACCAATCTGGTGTAGGAGTTCTTCCCCAATAAGCAATATCTTTTTTATGGTATGCGTAATATTGCCTATATGCTTGAACAGTATCTTTAGCTTTATATATGTCTGGCATGCATTGTGGTGGTTTTGTAAAACCTTTTGCACAACTTTCATGAATTGTAGAAAAACATTCTTGCCATATCTTTTTTGTTGGGATTGACAAATCTAATATAACTTGTTGGCATTTATGAATTTTACCATAACGTCTGGTGTATTCAAAACATAATTCTAAAGCATGTTTTCTTAACCAAATATAATTTTCATAACTATCACCTGCCCATAAAGTGCATGGATGATTTTTAAATGATTCTTTATATTGTACTTTATCGCCATGACCATATCTATGCCAGACACTGGATAGCATCTGGGCAGACTCTAATGGCATTTTTACAATATGCTTATCGCAAAGCATTCTTGCTGCTGTTTCAGGATTATTATCTACAAAAAATATATTCATTATATTTCTCCTTGACTAATTGCAGTATTATCCAGATCTCTCTGTTCTTCTTCTTTTCTCTTTTTAGCAAAGTGTGCATTACGACGTTTAAGATATGCTTGGTAAGATTTGCCACCTTCTAATTTTTTAGGTTTATAATAGTCAGCGAAATCTAGCATATACGAGTTATTAAATTTTGACATCATTTATTCCTTTCTCAGTTTTGTAATTATAGAATAGCTTAATTGAGCAGATAAGTAAACAACTACCTTTCTAAATAATAGCTATCAATTAAATAACTTAATAGCATACCAGTTTTTAAACCAACTTTTTCAGAAACTTTAGAAAATTCAGTACTAGCTTTTTTATTTAAATAAACAGGATACGATTTATCAGATTCATTACCTTTAGCACAAAACCATTTACCACCATGCGGAGAAATAACAGTTTTAAAATTAGCTTCAGCATTTTTCATCAAATAATCATTATTATAAGGATTTAACCAAAAATCATTACACAGTTCAATAACTGCATTAGATACAGTAGCCAACCCAAGACTTTCACGAATATCAGTTAATTCAGATTTTATATTATCATTATTAACTATAAATATAAGTTTTTTCATCATTTATTCCTTTCTCAATTACTTATATAAGTATCATACGCCAATAAAAAACAAAAGTAAACAAAAAAGTTACCAAAGTACAAAAAAAGTTACCTTATTTTTCTCAGTTAGGTAACGCCTTCAAATCTTTGACTAATAACGATCTTAACACAAACGAAACCATCGTTACCACGAAACCTCTGATTTAGAAAAAAGTTTTTGTTGTCTTTATTATTTTTTTATATATACTTTTATAGTAATAAAGCTTATGATAAAAAAATATTTAGAAAGGAATATAGCATGAAATACTTTACAAAAGATCTACTTATAAAAGCTAATAATGAATCCATCCGTAGAGGAAGGAATAGAAATCTAGTAGTAAGTAAAATTAAAAAATTACCAGATGACTATAAATTTCCTGTACTTTTTGAATTCATACATAACGATGTTGAGATGAGAACAGAGGTTATGTTAGATAAAGACACCAAAGTATTCTTAGACATATCATTTAAATATTATAATGAGTTGCCAAAGATTACTCCTGAAGATATTAATAATGGTGTAGATTTAGCAAAACAATTCACATCAGACACATTGCATTAATATAATGACTTGGTCAAGTTCAACTTCAACATGGACAACTGCTTCGTCTTCTTCTGGCGAGACAAATAAAATGCACTCCCATGTTACTTGTCCAAGATGCGGAGTAAATGATTTATTACAATTAAATATTAATGAAGTGCTTAAGATATTTTGTACAAGATGCAATACTCTTATATATAACAAAAATGGAAAGAAACAATAATGCCAAATGTATATATAGTCCAAAGACCAAAAATGAATAAATATGGATGGGTGCCTGATTTAACAGATGCATCAAGATATGGAAAGCTAGTCCCGATATTTGAGGATAATGATAATCCTCAATTCCTTCCAGGACCATCAATACAAAAAGCAAGAAGAATATTAAAGAGCTTCAGCCCAGACGATTATTTACTATGGGCAGGAGGTGGAGACCCAACAGCTGTTATGATTGTTTCAATGATAGCTGGAGAAGTTTCCCCAATAGTAAACGTTCTCAGATGGGAACGTAATATCGAGCAAGGTGGCAGAGATCGACGAGTTGGTTGGTATATGCCGTTGACCTTGGAATTGAGAAAGGAATCAAGTTATGGAAATAAATCCGCTTGACGATGTGGCATCTTCATCAAATGAACTAGGTGCAGTAAGTGAGTTGGCTGAAAGGCAGATACAATTAGAGGATTCGATTGTAGAGCTAGAAGAACAACTTAAACAAGCGAAGCAGGATCTCAAAAGAGTTGCCGAGCAAGATCTCCCAGAACTCATGCAGAGTTTGAATATAAAAGAGTTCAAGCTTAACGACGGCACTCGTGTAACAGTGAATGATATTGTCTCAGGATCTATCCCATCACAAGGAGCTATTGACAAAGCAAAAGGTGATAAAAGAGACGATCTCAAACTTCGCCAAGAACGATGTTTTAGTTATTTAAGAAATCAGAAAGCTTCTTCTATGATTAAAAATATTGTTGAGGTTCAGTTTCAATCAGGTGAGGATGAGAAGTGTGCAAAGTTTAAAGAATCACTTGCAGAGAAAGACCACCTGTATTCGAGCAAAGCTGGAGTCCATCCGAGTAGTTTAAATGCTTGGCTTAAAGAACAAATTTCTGAAGGGAAAAATGTTCCTTATGAGGATTTCAAAATATTCACTGGCAATCGTGCCAAAATTGAGAGGAAATAATTATGTCTAAAGAAATAGAAACTAAAAAAGAAAGTGAAGTAACTACATTTGACCCATCTATATTAATTGACGATGCAGGTGTTGGTCAAGAAACTATGTCACGTGATGACTATATGATACCAAGACTTCAAGTCTTACAATCATTATCCCCACAAGTAAATAAAAGGGATGGTGCTTACATTGAAGGTGCAGAAGCAGGTTTCATATTAAATACTGTTACACGTGAAGCATATGATGGCGAGAAAGGAATAGTTGTTGTTCCTGTTAGTTATCGTCGTGCATATATAGAGTGGAAACCTAGAAGTGCTGGTGGTGGTTTAGTAAACGACCATGGCAGTGATAGTTCTATTCTATCAACTTGCACTAGAGATGCAGAATCCTTCCGAGATATTACTCCAGAAGGAAATGAGATTGTAACAACTGCTGAGTATTATGTTTATATCGTAGATCCTAAAACTGGGATCTTTAATCAAGCATTATTGTCAATGACATCGTCTCAGCTTAAAAAAGCAAAAAGATGGAATTCAATGATTGCACAATTACAAGTTCCTAATCCAAAAGGTGGAACATTTAATCCTGCTTGTTTTTGGAATGCATATACATTGACTACTGTCCCAGAAGAAAATGATAAGGGGAGTTGGTTTGGTTGGCAAGTTGACCAAATGTATGATGCTCAATCTGGTGGGATAATAGGTAAAATCCCTGGAGGAGAAAGCATTTATTTAGCTGCAAGATCTTTTAGAGACCAGATCCAATCAGGTAAAGTTAATGTTTCTCCTGAGAATACTTCAGAAGAAAATTTCTAATAATGAAGTGGGTGGTGTAAAAGCCACCCACAGTTAGAGAGGTAATATTATGGATCTTACAAAAAGATTTATGAAACTGTTTGATGGTTATCAAAATGCATACGGACAATACAGAACAGTCACAACAGGTGCAGATGGAAAGCTTTCAGGAAGAGCATTAACAATTTCAGAACCAGTTTCTATTAAAAATTTTGAAGACCATCTTATAGGGGATGGCTCAATACTCGGCATCATTATGCTTAAAGAAGATAACACATGCAGTTTCGGTTGTATTGATATAGATATTCGTGGCATGGTTAAGTTAAGTGAACCATTAGAAGAATTAGAAAAAAGAGTGCAAAATATGCCACTTGTTATGTGTAGAAGTAAAAGTGGTGGTGCTCACCTTTATTTATTTACAGACCCACCAATTAAAGCAACAAAGATGGTAAGCAAATTAAATGAGTTTGCAGCACAATTAGGTTATGGTGGTGTAGAAATATTCCCTAAGCAAGTGCAAAGAGCTAATGAAAGAGACAGAGGTAATTGGATTAATTTATGTTATCATGGTGGTGAGAACTCAGAAAGATATGCAATAAAAAATGGCAAGAGATTAAATTTAAAAGAATTTATAGAATTCGCAGAACAGAAAACGTGCACAATAGAAGATTTAGATGCTTATGAACCAGAACTTGAAGCTATATTTGAAGATGGTCCTCCTTGTCTACAATATCTATCTACAATGGGATTCCCAGAAGGAACTCGTAATGTATCTTTATTTAACATCGGTGTTTATTATAGAAAAAAGAATCCAGACGATTGGCAAGAAGATGTCATGCGTCATAATTATGAATATGTAAAGCCATCATTATCAGCAACCGAAGTTAGTGGTATAATAAAAGGTGTTGCTAAAAAAGATTACATCTATACATGTAAGCAGGCACCAATATGCAATTACTGTGAAAAATCTAAATGTCTTAAAAGACCTTTTGGTATAGGTGGAGGAGCTGGTGCTGGTCAAACAATAGAGATTGATGCCATAACTAAATATGAAACTGAAAACAAAATGTCAGTAAGATGGTATATAGAAATTGGTGGGGAAAGAATTGAAGTTACAACCGAACAATTATTAGACCAAAGAAAATTACAAAAGATGTGCGTGGAAAGATTAAATAAATGTCCAAGTACCATGCCAGCACCTAAATGGGAATCTAGAGTTAATGAGCTTCTAGAAGTTGTTGAAGTGATACATGACCCAGACGATGCATCACCAAAAGGTCAGTTTGAAAAATTACTTGATACATTCTTAACTGGGAAAGTTCAAGCTCGTCATCGTGATGAAATAATGAATGGTAAACCATGGAATAATATAGAAGAAGATAGAGTTTATTTCCGTTCAGAAGATTTATTTGTTTACTTAGACACAAGAAGATATAAGTATTCTTCTCAGCACCAAATATGGTCTTGGCTCAGAGAGGGAGGAGCTGAAAGGAAGACTTTTAGAATAAAAGGCAAACCAGTGAAGGTTTGGTCTGTTAATGCTCCTGAGTTCTTTGAGGAAGAAGAGCTTGAAATACCATCAACAGTGAAGGAGGATTTTTAATGGGTGATTGGGTAACAAGAGAGAATAATAAAGAAATAATAATGAGAGTGAGAGAGAAAATATTAGATACAGATATTTTGGATCTCGTATTAGGAACAGAGCAGATGATTGAAGAGGGAAGATTCCCACATAATATTTTAACTTCTGTTATGTCTGTTAAAGAAATAATAAGAAAGATTAAACATGGAAGTAGAGTCAAATCATCGAGTTAACATTATACTTGGTCCTCCAGGAACTGGCAAAACAACTGCTCTTCTTAATGTTGTAGACCGAGCTCTTGCAAGTGGAACACCACCAGAAAGAATAGCATTCCTTGCATTCACTAGGAAAGCTGCAGATGAAGCTATTGAAAGAGCAATGAGTCGTTTTGGATTTGATGAAGACAGATTGCCTTATTTTAGAACTTTGCACTCTTTAGCTTTCAAACAATTAGGTCTTCGTCGTGATGAAGTTATGACAACATCTCATTATAAAAAGCTTGGCAAAGCAATGGGAATAAGTTTCCGTGGAGTTTATGATGAGATTACTCATGTTCCTATCGGAGATAGTTTAGGAGATAAATGTGCTCGTGTTGATGCATTATCTAGGATGAGCATGAGGAATATAGAAGAGCAGTTTAATATTTTAAATGTAGATGATTTAAATTTTCATGCCGTTGAACAATATCAGAAAGCTTTAAAGCTTTACAAACAAGAATTAGGATTATTTGATTTTACAGATATGCTGGAGAAATATGAAGGAACATTGCCAATAGATATTTGCATATTTGATGAAGCTCAAGATTTATCTTCTTTGCAATACAAGATGGGAATTAAATTAGCAAAACATGCAAAAAAAATTTATATAGCTGGTGATGATGACCAAGCTATATTTGGATGGGCAGGTGCTGATGTCTCTAAATTTTTATCATTAAAAGGTCATAAGATAGTCTTACCAAGATCTTACAGAATACCAAAGTCTGTTCATTTTTTAGCTTCTTCGGTTTTATATAGGATAAGAAATAGATATAGAAAAAATTGGAAACCTAAATTAGATAGAGGTGAAGTTGAATGGGTAGCAAATGAACAAGAGGTAAAGTTATCAGGAGAGTGGTTATTATTAGCTCGTTCAAAATATTTGCTTGTAAGATTAAAACAAGTTGCTCGTCAACAAGGTCGTGGATATTTATTATTCGGTAAAAATTCATTAGATACTGATACCACAAAAGCTATTGTTTCTTGGGAGTCTTTAAGAAAAGGTAATTCTTTGACACCTTCCGAAGCTAAAAATATTATTAATTTTTTACCAATAGAACATAAACTTAGTAAAAAGAAAACATACACAATAGAAGATATTGGTTTACCAAATAGTTCTTTAAAACAAGACTGGATGGAAATATTAAAATTAATTCCACCAGATGAAAGAGAGTACATACGTTCTTGTTTGCGTAATGGAGAAAAGCTTAATGAAAAACCTAAAATTGTTATCAGTACAATTCACCAAGTGAAAGGAGGAGAAGCAGATAATGTTATGATTCTAACTGATGTAGGAACAAAATCATGGCAGAACATGCATAAAGATGAAGAGTTGAGAGTCTGGTATGTAGCATTAACAAGAACTAAAAATAAACTTGTTCTTGTTAGACCAAACTCTACAAAATACTTCGAATTTTAATTTTACTTTACTTTCTATTAATTTAGAGAGATAAAAGTAATTATTGAGAAAGGAATTAAAATGTTACAATGTTTTAGAAATACTTCTAAATGGAAGGACAAGAGGATTGCTGCAATAAATCGCATAAGCATTTGTCGTGGTCATGTATTTAATGAAAACAATCCATATTTCAGAGAATATCAAAGCATTTTAAATTCAAAAGCAAAAAATAAAAAAGAATACATTTTAGAAAGGAATAAATGATGTTTATATTTAAAGTTACATTGCACAGATATGGTAATCCAAAAGATTCTATAATTGCATTTACAAGTAAATCAGGAGCTTCTTTGGATCCAACTTCAGGAATTCTTGTTACAAGTGAGCAAGATTTTTTTGATAATTATATATTTAGAAATGAAGATTTAATTTCTGTTTATAATTCTTTAGCATTAAAAGATAAGGTTAAAAGATTTGCTGATAGGAAAACAGCTGTCAGGAGAACTTGGAATTTATTTATGGAATTAGCTTCAAAAAAATTAATTGAAGTAAGAGAGACGACAAGTACTGTTAAGCATTTAAAACAACCAGCAGGAAAAAGAGGAAGGAAATCTATTTATGAAGGGAAAAGGATTATATTAAAAGATCCTTGTGAGAACAACCCAAGGAGAAGATTTAGTCATGGCTTTAATTCTTTTGAAATAATATTAAAACATAAAGAGATTCCTTATGAAAAATACATACAACTGGGAGGAAGAAGACAAGACCTTGCGTGGGATCTTTACATGAAAAGAGTTAAAGTAATAAGATGATTATTTATGGCTCTGGCATGGCTGGATTATTGGCAGCAAATATGTTGCGTCGATATTCACCAAAGATAAGAGAGAAGCAAAAATCATTACCAAATAATCATGATGCTCTTTTGCGTTTTAGAAATAACTCTGTTGGAGTTGCTACCAACATCCCATTCAAAAAAGTTAAAGTAAGGAAAGCAATAAAATATGATAAAGTTCTTAACACTGAACCAACATTATATTTATCTAATCTTTATTCTCAAAAAGTGACAGGAAGTTATTTCGATCGGTCTATTAATAATTTAGAACCAGTGGAGAGATATATTGCACCACCAAATTTAATTAGCTTGATGGCTGAAGGTATTAATATTGAATATAATAAAACACTTGAAGAAGTTAAAGAAAATTCTGGTGAGCCAATTATATCTACTATCCCTATGCCTATCTTAATGAAGCTAACTGGTTGGGATAATGTGCCAGAATTTAAATTCAAAACAATATGGTCTCAAAGAACTGAAATTACAGATCCAGAGATAAATGTTAATCAGACTATTTATTACCCAGACCCATTAATAGATTATTATAGGATATCTGTGACTGGCAAAGTGGTTATCGCTGAATTTATAAGACCACCTAAAAATTCTGGTCCTGATATCATGGGAGCATTAATGGATGATTTTGGTATACATCCAAAAAGATTGTCACCGATAAAACAATCAGAGATGCAATATGGTAAGTTGTTGCCAATTGATGAATATGTAAGAAGAGAATTTATTCACTGGACAACGCAAAAATACGGAATATATTCTTTAGGAAGATTCGCCACTTGGAGACAGCTACTCCTTGATGATGTTGTTAAAGATATAAATGTCATTGATGGTTTTTTAAATAACAGCTACAAAAGAGCATTACATGAGAAAGGAAAAGAAGATGTATAAAATTATATTAATGATAATATTTTTTGGGATAATTTTCTCTTTAATAAGTTGCAGTAATCCTTATAAAATAGAAATACCAAGTTGGTACTTAGAGCCACCATATAATAAAAGCTTCACTACGACTTCTGGCTTTGGTCAATCTAAGCACAAACAATTAGCACTTGATATGGCAATTATGGCTGCAAAAAGATCTGCTGCTGACAAAATATCAAGTGATGTAAAAGGTCGCTCTAAATATCATTTATCAGAAGGAACTTCTCAAGGTTCAGAGATAGCTATGATAGAAGATATTAAAATGACAATAGAAAATTACAGACAATTAAAAGCTGAGATAATAGAAACAACTTCTGGTTATGAAGCTTATGTTTTATTATCTTTCCCACCACAATTTAATAATGAAATATTTACAGAGATAGAGAGGAATTAATTATGAAAGTTACATTAATAAACTGCACTGAAGATGCAAAGAATCTTTTGCTTTTTACAAAGAACACTAGATTGATGAATGTAGATAATGCCTATGATTCGATCAAAAAATGGCCAGAGACTAAAAAGCAAGGTGAATTAGATTACATGCTTAAAACAATTAAATCGTCTTGGGAATTTGTAGATTATACTTTTGATATAAGAGATGTTACAAGAGCATTCACCCATCAGTTCGTAAGAACTCGTCAAGGAAGTTATGCACAACAATCTCAAAGAACTGTAAAGATGGATGGTTTTGGTTATTATATGTCACCAGCTATATTAGAAAATCCTGAAGCAAAAAAAGTTTATGAAGAAACTATGCAGGATATTCACACAGGATATTATGAACTTCTTAAGATGGGTATAAATGCAGAGGATGCTCGTGGTGTTTTACCGACTAATATTCATACTAATATTGTAGCCAAATTCACTCTTAGAACTTTACATGAAATGGCTAAATCTAGATTAAGTCCAAGAGCACAAGGTGAATATCAAGAAGTGTTTAAGCTTATGGTAAAAGAAGTTGTTAATAAACATCCTTGGGCAGAACCATTTTTAACTCCAACAGAATGGGCAGCACCATCTATGGCTAAAGCATTAAATTCTAAAAAGGAGGATAAAAATGATTAGAGTTATATTGTGCGATATTGATGGAACCATTGCTAATGTTTTACATAGGATTAATTATGTAAAAGGAAAAGAGAAGAATTGGGAAGAGTTCAATTCAAGAGCAAATAATGATTCGGTTAAAGAAGACATTGCTAATATCTTAAGAGAGTTTTACAGAGATGATGAAACTGAGATACACATAGTAACTGGTCGTGAAGATAAATGGAAACAAGATACAGAGGAATGGTTAAGAGTAAATGATATTCCTTTTCATGGACTTTACATGCGAGGATTGGGAGATTCTCGCTCCGATGCAGATGTTAAAAGAGATATTTACAATACGCATTTTGCTGATAAAAAAGTTTGGTTTGTTTTAGAAGATAGAGACAAAGTTGTTAAAATGTGGAGAGACTTAGGTCTTTCTTGTATGCAAGTTGCAGAAGGAGAATACTGATGACTAGACCTCACTTGAGAATAATAAATAATAATTTAGAATTAGATAGACAACCAGTTGCGAGACTTTTAGATGTGCATCCTACATTGATGGATAGATTAGAAAAGCACATTACTGAAATAGATGTAGTTATGCAACAAGTTGAAGATCTTACAGAAAAAGTTAATAAATTGAAAAAAGAGATAGACAATCATTATGCTTGAAAAGAAGATTGAAGAAGCTCTTAAAACAGCTAAACAAAGAGGTGAGCAGTATGGTCATTCTTATCTTGTTCAAGGTGAGATAATGAAAATACTTTTCCCTAATGGTATTGATTTAAAAACTCCTGAAGACTTTAATAGATATGGAGCATTAAATCTTATTGTTACAAAATTAATAAGATACTGCAACAAATGGGATAAACCACATCAAGATTCAATTCATGATTTAGGAGTTTATGCATTTATATTGGAGACAATTGATGATAGTTATTGATTTAGAAACAACAGGATTGCTAATGCCAGAAGCTTCTGATATAAGAGAGCAACCACATATTATAGAATTTGCTGGAATAAAATTAGATAATGATTTTAAAGGAGTTGGACAATTAGAATTTTTAGTCAATCCTGGTTTCCCACTCCCTGAGCAAATAATAAAAATAACTAATTTAAAAGATGAAGATTTAAAAGACAAGCCACCATTTGTTAGTTATTTTGATAAGCTTGCAGAATTTTTCTTAGGTGAAGATACAATTGTTGCTCACAATCTTCCTTTTGATAAAGGTATATTGAAACATAATCTAATAAGAATAGATAAAGTTACAAATTTTCCTTGGCCACCAAAGCAGTTGTGTACTGTTGAAATCAGCCAACAAGTTTGGGGAAAGAAACGTAAGCTTGTTGACATATATAAAGAGGTTACAGGACAAGAGCATAAAGGTGCACACAGAGCTATGGCTGATGTAAAGGCGACTGTAGAAGTTTTACGATGGTTTAAAGCGAAAGGACATTTAGATGATTAATCTAAAAGTAAGGACAGAATATTCTTTTCGCCGTGCATATGGACCATTAGAGAAAATAATTGAAACTTGTAATACAGATAAAATAGCTATAACAGATGATGGAACATGGGGGCATGTACCATTTTCTAAATTATGTAAAAATCCAATATTCGGAGTAGAAATAGCATTTGTTGAAGATGCAAAAGAAAGAACTAAACAGCCTATTAATTACATGACTTTTTTAGCTAAGAATAACAAAGGATTAAAAGAAATATATAATCTTACTTCTTTAGCTACAGCTAAAGAGCATTTTTATTATATTCCTCGTTTAGATTATCCTTGTCTTTTTGATATATCAGATGATGTTTTTATACTTTCTGGATCAAATCCTAATTGGGGATTATTACCGAAAAATAAAAATGTATTTGCAGAAATAAATCCTATGAGTACAAAAAAAGTTTTAGATCTTAAATTTCCTTTGGTTGCTACAAGTGATAATTTTTACCCAACATTAGCAGATAAAAAAGTCTATCAAGTTCTTGTTGGTATGAATAGACAAGATAGCACAAAGCCAATGCATCTGTTAAACGAGTGGGAGTATAAAAGTGCTATTCCTTGGGCACCACAAGAAGCGATTGATAATACAAACATAATAGCTAATGATTGCAATGCATCTTTAACAGAAGCACAATTGGTTGAGTTTGATAAAACAAAATCTCTTTTGCAACTTTGTTTAGAAGGTGCAGAAAAATTAAGTGTCGATTTAAAAGATAAAAAATATGAAGAAAGGTTAAAATACGAATTAAGATTAATTGATGAGAAAAAATATGAAGATTATTTTTTTGTTATTGCTGATATGGTAAATTATGCAAAACAACATATGCTAGTTGGTCCTGCCAGAGGAAGTAGTGCTGGCTCTTTAGTTTGTTATCTTTTAGGGATTACTGATGTAGACCCATTAGTCCATAATTTATTATTTGAAAGATTTATAGATCTTAACAGAGAAGATTTGCCTGATATAGATATTGATTTCCAAGACGATAGAAGAGATATGGTATTTGAATATTTAAAAGAAAAATATGGTGCAGATAAAGTTGCACGACTTGGCACAATAAGTAGATACAAAGCAAAAAGTACAATTACAGAAGTTGCTAAAGCTTTAAAAATTCCACAATGGGAAGTTAATGATTTAAAAGGTGCAATAATAGAAAGAAGTGGTGGAGATGCTCGTGCTGAGTTCTGCATATTAGATACATTTAATGATTTAGAAATAGGTAAAAAAATTCTTAAAAAATATCCCCAAATGAGGATCGCAGCAGATATGGAATTTCATGCAAGACACCATGGAGTCCATGCTGCTGCGATAGTTGTAACTAAAAAACCAATCAGAGACTATTGTTCATTCAACCAGCAAACAGAAGCTTTGCAAGTTGATAAGTATGATGCAGAAAAATTAAATTTATTAAAAATTGATGCACTAGGACTTAGAACATTATCAGTATTACAAGATGTTTTAGACCAAGTTAAATGGAGCAGGGAAAAATTAGTAGAATTTAAACTTGATGATGAAAAAGCATTTAAAGTTTTAAATGATGAAAAATATTCTGGTATATTTCAATTTGAAGGATATGCTCTTCAATCTTTAACTAGACAAATGAAAGTTAATAATTTCGAAGATATCGCTGCATTGACAGCACTAGGTAGACCAGGACCATTGGTCTCTGGAGGAACAACTCAATACATAAGAAGACACACAGGTGAAGCACCAATAGAATATTTACATCCTTTAGTTAAAGACATTACAGAAGTAACTCATGGCATTGTAGTTTATCAAGAGCAAGTTATGGAGATAGGCAGACATGTTGGCAAATTGTCTTGGGAAGACATATCTCAATTAAGGAAAGCTATGAGTAAATCTCTTGGGCAAGAGTTTTTTGATAAATATTGGGAAAGATTTAAAGTAGGTGCAGAGGAAAATGGTCTTGATGAAAACGAAGCAAAAAAGATATGGGATAATATTAATACTATGGGCTCTTGGGCATTTAATCGTTCTCATGCTATTAGTTATGGTCTTCTTTCTTATTGGTGTTGTGTTCTTAAGTCTAGATTTCCTTTGGAATTTGCTGCTGCGTGTTTACGGAATGTTCGTGATGAAAATCAAGGAGTTAGATTATTAAGAGAACTTGTAAAAGAAGGATTTGAATACAAACCTTATGACAGAGAAAGATCTGAAGAAAATTGGTCTGTTAAAGATGGCGATCTTATAGGAGGAATAACAAATATAAAAGGTGTTGGTGCTAAAGTTGCTGAAGATATAATTAAAAGAAGAAGTGAAAAAATACCTTTTACACCAAGACAAGAAAAACTTTTAAATGAAGGTGTTACTCCTTATGATGATATATTTGAATGTGAAAGATTATTCGGACATATTAAAAAAGATCCAGGAGAGCATGGCATAACTTCTTCAATAACAGACATAGGAGAATTAGATGCAGATCGTCCAGGAGTTTTTGTTTTCTTCGGGAAGCTTACTGAGAAGAATTTAAGAGATATGAATGAGACAGTTAATTTAGCAAAGAGAGGTGGTCGTAGAGTAGAGACTCATAATCTATGGCTCAACTTAACTTTTGAAGATGATACAGGACCAATTATAAGTACCATAGATAGATTCAAATATCCAACTCTCGGGAAGCCAGTTGTTGAAGAAGGGAAAATTGGAGATTGGTATTTAATAAAAGGAAGAGTCAAGCAAGGATTTAGAAAAGTGTATGTGGAAAGATGGCGGAAATTAACATAAGTTAAGTCATTGTAAAATAAAAGTAAAAAAAGACTTTACTTATCTGCTCAAATAAGATATGATAGGGGATAGACAATTTAGAAAGGAATAAAATGATGTCAAATACTACTAATAAAAAACCTGAAGGTCTTGCTCTTCCAGAAGGAGCAAGAAGTGGACCAAATTGTGGAGTAACAGCTATGGCTATTGCTGCCAACATTTCTTTTGATGCTGCTTGGGATCTTTTAGAAAGACTTCACAGAGATAGGAGAGGTGGACTTTTATCTAATATTAAAACAAAAAATAATATGTTTTCTAAAAAGACTAAATTCACTGGTGCAACTTATGATGATGTAAGAGAAATAGCATACAAAAAGATAGGTCTTAAAACAACAAAAATTAATTGGAAGAATATATTTAACATCGCAAAAAAGAGTGGTGGTCATACAGTATTAACTCTGAAAAATTTTGTAGAGTGGGGAACAGTAAAAGGTAAAACTTATATTGTTACAACTACTGGTCATGTTCAAGTTGTAAGAGATGGCTGGGTAATTGACCAAGGTGGTGCTAAACATATTGATGAGTTTAATGGTAAAAACAAACACATAAATAGTATCCATGAAGTTGGTAAATTAAAACAATCTAAATCAAACTCAAAATATGCTGATACATTCTTGCACCCAATATCTCATAATGATAGGAGAAAAGGATCTTTCGGATGGCACTCTATGCAGATAGTAATTAACAATCCTGGAATATCTTATGAGAAGTTTATTAGCAAAGGTGGCAGAACTAGAGATCTTGATTGGGATATAAAAAGAAATGCTATTAAAATAGAAACTGTTAAATGCAAATAATCGCTAAAGGAAAACAATGTATTGCTAGAGTTAAATTAGATTCTAGCAATACACAATTGTTAAGTGGACTTCCAGGATTCCATAGGTGGATAAATCGTGACATGCTATTTTCTCCAACAGGAGCAAACATAAATTATATAGCAAAGCATTGGCCAGACGCAGAATGGAATGATGAAGCAAAAGTTTTTCTTGATGATTATATAGAGACTATTGAACAAGCAACTAGAAATAGAACATTTGAAACTCCACCCATTGATGATTTTGCATTTGAGACAAAACCTTTTGAGCATCAAAGAAAAGCTTTTTACATGAGTCGTGATAAAGAGAACTTTGCATTGTTAATGGAACAAGGAACAGGAAAGACTAAAATAATAATTGACAATGCTGCATATCTTTATGGCAAAGGAAAGATTAATTGTTTAGTTGTTATAGCACCTAATGGTGTTCATAGAAATTGGCTCAATAATGAGATACCAGCACATATGCCTAAATGGTGTCCAATAGATTCTATCTATTATTATTCTGGTATGAATAAAACTCATACGAAGAAATTTAATGATGTTATAGCTTCAAAAGAAATATTAAAAGTTTTCTCTTTCAATGTTGAAGCATTTGTTTCAAAAGTTGCTATGAAATATTTAGAAAACATTTTGCTTTCTCATGATTGTCTTTTAGTTGTTGATGAAAGTTCTAGGATAAAAACTCCAGGAACGCATAGAACAAAAGTAATCACTAAATTAGGTAAACTTGCAAAATACAAAAGAATACTTACAGGAACTCCAGTAACTAAAGGTGCTGAAGATGTCTTTTCACAATTCAAATTTTTAGATCCTTATATTCTTGGTTATGATAGTTTTTACACTTTCCGTGCAAGATACTGCGTGATGCGTGAATTTGATAATCGTAAATGGATTGTTGGTTATCAAAATGTTGATGAATTAACAAACAGCATCAAAGGACATTCTTATAGAGTTTTAAAAAAGAACTGTTTAGATTTACCAGAAAAAATATATCAGAGAGCTTATGTAGAATTATCTAAAGAGCAAAGACAAATTTATAATTCAATTAAAAATGAATATGTCGCTCAATTAGGTGATGATGAAATAAGTGTGCCAGAAACAATCACTAGAATTTTAAGATTACAGCAAGTTGTCTGTGGTTGGTTCCCATCTGAAAATGAAGTCAAACCAATTAATAAAACTAATCTTCGTTTAAAAGCACTTTTAGACATAATTAGTGAAATAGACGCAAAAATCATCATTTGGGCTCGATTCCGAGCTGATATAATGGCCATACGAGCAGCATTAGGAGACTCTGCTGTGGTTTACTATGGCGATGTTTCAAGTGATGATAGAGTAACAGCTGTAGACCGATTCCAACGAGATCCCAAAATAAAATACTTTATAGGACAGCCACAGAGTGGAGGAATAGGATTAACACTGACTGCAGCAGAATATGCAATATATTATTCTAATAGTTTTGATTTAGAAACAAGATTACAGTCTGAAGATAGATGCCATCGTATTGGAACAACCAAAAATATAACTTACATAGACATGGAAGCGAACAAGACTGTAGATGGCAGAATAATAAAAGCTTTAAGAAATAAAAAATCTGTAGCTGATATTGTTAATGAAGATCCAAGGTCTATGTTCTTGGAGATTGATGATGAGTGAAAAAGCATTATGGTCATTAGTAAGAAATAATTTACCATTAAAAATGTATCGTGTTGAAAATAGAGTAATGGTTGGTATGCCAGATGTTTATTTTATACGTCAAGGCAGAAGTGGTTGGTTTGAAATGAAGTTCGCAAAAGATTTTAAAGCTGGTAGAAAAGTTTCTGTCGGTCTTAAAAAACACCAACATTTATGGTTAAAAGATTATATTAATCATGGTGGTCTTTGCTGGATACTTTTGAGAGTTGGCAGAACTTGGCTTATGCTATTTAAAGGTGATGAAGATTTAGTTAATAAGATTAAACCTTCAGACCTAATAGAAAAAGCAGTCTGGCATCATAAAGGAATTATGCAAAGAGAAAATTGGAAATCATTAGAGGAGGTGATGAAAAATGGACGAAAAAGAATATCTAAAGAAAATAGCAATAGTTGATAAAAGAAAAATATGTTTGGAAAAAGATGAAAAGACATATGATAAATTTGCTTTTGATTTTCTTGATGAGTTGCTTAATAAACTTACAAGGAATAAAAGTAAGTTTCTCGAACGAGATCTTTTCCAAACAAATATTAAGATGTAAAGAAAATTGTGAATTAACACAATTAACTTGGGAGCAAAACTATGGCAAAACAAATGTTAAAGAAGGCATATTTAAAGATAGTACAATGCATTATTGCGCCACCAAGGAGTCGTGGGATCCTATTATTCGCTGGTGGGATTCTGGTGGGTATTTATCTATGTTCTTTGAGCAACTTATAAAAGGCAAATGTTTTCAAATCTCAGAGATGCAAGATTACATTGCTACAGAATTAGTTAATGATAAAGGGAAGTTAAAAGTTTATAAAGCTGAATGGATTTATAATCAGCCACAAGAGATTTATGTGTTACAATTGTCGGACTAATTTTTTTATTGTTTCCGTACCTAACCCTGTAATTATTTTGTTTAAAGAATTAGAGTTAAATTCTATTTCTTGACCACTTGGTTGGATTTCTATATCTTCTTGCTGTTTATCTTCTATAACTTCTCTTCCTATCGCTGATGGAACTACAGAAGTAAATAAAGGATTATCAAGTCGGAGCATAAATTGTCTGGTTGCTTCTATCATTCTTGCTCTTTCACCAATCTCTTGCATTCCTTCTCTTACTTCTCTTATGAATGGAACTGACCTTGTCCAGCCAATAAGACCCATGTTCTCTAAAGCAGTTACAAGAGTGAATGCTGTTCCTGAAGGATTGGTATTTATCTCTGCTGCTAGTGTAGGCATAACTTCATCTCTAAAAGATTTAATTTTTAAAATTTCATCAGGAGAGAAAAGCTCGTCTACTATAAATTTATTTTTAACGAATATATTATCAAAATTATTTATAATACCTTGTCTTGTAATTTTCCCAGTTCTATTAGTAAATGCTTTTGTTAAAATTGCATCTTTCATCAATGCTTTAACTTCAACCATTTGTTCTTCTGGGATTAATTTATTTAATTTTTCTAAAACAAGTTTCATTTCACCTTTTGTATTGAATTTTGCATGACCGAAAAGAGACTCAACAACTTCTCTCGGAGAGTATTGTGTATTTGTTAATTTCTTAAGGATAAGATTTGCTTTTTTCTCTGGTGCTGTTTTCGCCCAACTTTCTCCAGTAAGACCCATATACTGTGCATACATCCCTGTTGAGTTTTTTAAGTTTTGTAAAATATCTGCATTACCAGAAATAAATCCAGAATCAATACCTTTGTAAACTTCACCATCAAGTTGTCTTTTTATCATTCCTATTATAGCTCGTTCTCTTCCAGGACCAGCATTATCTGCAAGAACATTTAATTGTTTCTGTAATGACCACAAATCATTAACATTTTGGGATCCTTTTTTCGTTACAAATTTTCCTGTTTTTGCTAATTTTTCCATTCTTTTTAAAACATTAGAAAGATTCGGCAACATCTTTAAAGTGTCTGCATCAACTTCATTTTTAATAACATTAACTAAATTTTTGCCAAGATTTTTAGAGTATGGTACATCTAATATTGTGTCATCTAATTCTTTCACAAAATTATATCCACTTTTTGCTTGGCTTTTTAAATTCTCTGCAGCATCACTTACAATTGTTTGAACTCTTTCTCCAACAGCCATACCTACATCATCTGCTTGAGATATTAAAGGATCTCCAGATCCCATAACATTACGTAATTCCTCTGCATCTTTAATTATTAAATTTAATTGTCTTTCATCAAAATTTCTTATAATATCTGGTCCTGCTCTACGAAAAAGATCCTCTGATTTTAATTGCTGTAGATCTCCAGTTTTTTGCCCAACTGTTAAAGGATATTTAGATGTGATTTGTTCTTTAGGTTTGAATGCATCTGCAGCTTTTTGAACAGCTGGTTGGTAACGTGGTGCTGATAATTTACCAATTTGCTCTACACCTTTTCTTGCTGCTCCTTTTAAAACTTGTCCTCCAATTCTAAGAGCAGGAGGAACAGCAATATCTGCTGCGACACCTATCCCTGTTGGTATTGCTGTTCCCATAGCAATATCACCAATTGATTTTTTCATCCTTCTATTTGTATCTGGTGCCATAATGTTCTCTGCTGCTTCACTAGCAAGTTCTGTTCCAGAATAACCCAAAGCACCTCTTTTTACTCTACCAAGTAAATTTTTTGCACCACCAACCCATTTACTAACAGGAGCATATTTAGCAATTTCAGCAGTCACTTCAGCAATATCTGTAGTAGATAATCCTGGTCTATTGATATAATAAGCTGTATCATTCCATTTTACGATAGGATTATTATATTTATCAGCTTCAATCCCTCCCCATCTTGGATCATCACCGAAAATATTTTCATAAATTTCAGCCTGCTCCCAAGGATTATCAACAAATGCAGATTTTAAAGATTGATAAGTTTCTTTATCAAGTAAACCATAACCTGTTACATTCTCTCCAAACTCTGGCATTTCCATATATTCATGAGATGGTTGGTCTTCAGTAACAACTTCTTCTTTTTCCGTAACGACAATTTCCTCTTCTTCTTTTTCTTCTTCATCAAAAGGAAATAATTCAGTCTCTTTTGCTTCAGCCATTAGGTGCTCTCATTGCTTTTTCTAAAATTTCTACAAGAGTTTCTTTTTTGTATCTCCTGTCTAATTCTATTCCTATTTCACGACCTTTTAATTCAAGCTGTTTTTTAGTTAATTTACTTAAATCTTCAGAATTATCTGCTATAAAAACTCTATGTAAAAAATTTGCAAAACTTTCCATCATTACAGTTGTCCTTTCCAGCCTTTAATAAGATATGGATAATCTTTCCATTTCCCTGTTATATGTGGTACGTTATTAATAGCAACTCCACCTTGAGGAACAGTGTCCCACCAATCTTGAACTTCTTTTTTCTCTGCAGCTATTTTCTCGTCTCCTTCTGGCATAGCCATAACTTCTTCAGAGTTTCCTGGGAACTTATAAAATATTCCTTTGTCCATTGCATTAATAGTTTTATTTATGGCTTCTGGAGAAAGCTTAGGATTGTTCCAAAGCTCCTGCTCTCTTTCAGCAAGTTTTTCATTATTCTCTGTGCTTTTTCTTAAAACATATAAACTAATATAATTTTGCATCGGAGTATTTGTTAAATCTAATACAGCTTTTTGATAAGCTCTAAATTCCATATCAGAAGTTGAACCTGAACCAACTGGACGCATTAATGGTGCTAATGCAAAAGACATAGCTTGAATATTCTCTGCAGCACTAACTGCAGCACTATCTGTACCGAATATTTGTCTAGAAATTTGTTTAAATGGTAAAAATAAATTCGTTAATATTCCTGTGTCAGTGTTGCCAGATAATAATGCTTCCATAAGTCCATCTGTTCTTGGTAAAACATTCCTAGATTTATTCCTTGTTGTATCTAACGTTTTATTTAAAAGTTTTAATCTTTCGTCTCTTATTTTAACAATTGGTGGATCTTGACTTTTATCTGGTGTTTTCATAAAGATACTTTCAACTACACCATTCTTAACACCAACACCGAAAGCTTTATAAGAATCTCCAGAGATAAAACGTTGACCATCTAGATTTGAATCTGTTGTAACAATTTGATTGATAACATTTTCAAATCCAGCAGCACCAGAAGGTATACCAGATTCGATTAAAAACTTTCTTGCTTTTTCTTTAGCTTCTTCTATAGTTGGTGCATACTGCCAAAAAATATCTCCAAGCTCAGAAGCTTTGTAGCTTGAAGCTGCAGTACTTAATGGCATTAAAAATGCACTGTCTAAAGTTTCATTTAAATAAGTTCCTTTAATACCCATTTGATTTCCTTGAGCATTTAAAATAGGAGTTCCTATCATAGTATCATTGGGAGCAGTTATACTTTTGTAAAAATCTCCAAATTTCGCTTTTGGGTATTGTGCTAATGCATCTGCTTCAGACAAATAAGTTGCAACACCAATATCTAAATTTTTAATTGTTTTTGGTTTATTTAATGCAGCTGATAGTGATACAGCACCAGTCAATATATCTTTGCTTCTTGTTTGGTCTAACTGCTTTTGTGCCATCTTTGTTTTAAGGAATTCTTGACCTGCAGTTCCTGCTGCACCTATCGCTGTTGCTCCAGGTTTTGAAGATTCTTCTGCCATCTTAGTAAAGAACAGGAATGCTTGCTCTTCAGGAGAAAGAAGATTCTGTTGAGGATATACACTTTCCATAAGATTTATGTACGGAGCAAGTGCACCCAACTGAGGATTCAAATTATTAGGATTAGTTCCAGAAGCACCTAATTGCAGTAATTTTTTCGTAAAATCTACCATTATTGTAACATCTTGTATGCACTATAAAGAGAACCAAGACCACCTATCGTTTGACCATACACACTTGGCGACTGTATTACTTCACCACCACGTTGCATTGCAAATTCACGAGTTTCATAAGGAATCCCTTTTAAAGCACCGATTGCAAAATTTAATGAGCTAAAAGGATATTCCCTTTGCTCTACGAAATCTCTATATGCAAGTTCTAAAGCTTGTGTATCTAAAGTTCTTTCAGCTTCACCTGCACCTAATAATCCAACAGCTTCTTGCTCGGAAAGACTTTGAACTAAAGGAGCGACATCTTGATAAGCTCTTGCTCCTGTTAAACGAGCTGTTTGTGTTAAATCAAATATCCTTTCATCTCTAGCTTTATCTCTTTCTGCTTGTGCTGCAGAAAATTCTAATCCTCTTACACCTGCATCAGCAAGTATCCTTCCTCTTTCTCTAGCTTCATTCCTAGTTAATTCTGCTTGCTCAACTCCCATTCTAGCATTACCAAAAGCACCACCACCATAAATAGCTGATGCATCTTGTCTTGCTCTATTAAAAGTTTGAGAAACATCTTCTAATGCAGGATCAACAGAACTCATAAAAGTAGGCATATATTTATCTAAATCTGCTTGTCCAAATGCTTGTGGTTGGAGTTGTCCTATGTTTTGTGTAAAGTCGCTTAATAAACCTTCTGTTCCTCTAACTCCAGTCTTTCCTTCTATATATCCTCGCCAATCTCCACCTTCATTCATTAATTTTTGAACAGCTTGTTGTTCTGTTGGAGTTAATTTAGAAAGTTGGTCTGCAGGATTAGTTAATCTTTGACTTGTCATTCCTGTATCTGGATCTGTTACAGTTTCATAAGTTAATTCTGCTGCTTTACCATCATCTCCTAATCTACCATAAACAGGAAGACGAGCACCATCAAAAGTTTGTAATGGCTGGTCAGCTAAATTTACTGCTTCAGCGAATAAAAGTTGCCCACCTTTCGATACCCATTCAGGTATCTCTGTCCCTTCAAGAACATCAGTTTCTGTAGGGATTATTTCAGTTTGAGCTGTACACATACCACCCATTAATTATTTCTCCACATAAGTACACCCAGCTTTAACAAAACCGAGCTTTTCATAAAAATTATCTTTTCTTTCAATATCGCCAAAATATATATGTCCTAACTTAATATTTAATTTAGCTTCTTTTCCAACATTAATAAATTCTTTTATTAAAGAAATTCCTGCTTTTGTTTTTCTATAATCTTCAAGAACAAAAAACCAAAGATCTCCTAAAACTTTATCTTTTGAAAACCAATCTTCTGCAGCATAACCTCCAATTGAACCTATTAATTTCTTTTCATCATTTGTAGCCACAATTACAACTCCAACTTTCAAAGCATGTATTACAGAATCTGTAACTTTGGCAACATCTAAAGTTGGTATTTTAACTTCTGCTTCACTGTGCATTTTCATTATTAAGTGAATAAGTGCAGAGATATCTAAAGCATTTGCTCTTCGTATCTCCATTACATCATTCCACTTAATGCACCCATCTCAGCTTCTGCATTGCCACCACCGATTCCAGCTTCTGCTAATTGCATCATTAATGGCTCAAGCTCTGGAAGTAATTTCATTAAAATCCTTGCTGTGCTACCATCTATAACTTTATCTAATTGTTTCAACTCTTCAGGAGCTAAACTTTCAAGACGAGACATAAGAACCATTTGTATTTTTGGATCTGCAACTTTCATCATCTCAGAAGTCTCTGCACCCATAGCTTGATTTAATGTCGGAGAAACTCCTTGTGGAGCTGGTGCTGGGGCTGGTGCACTCGGTGCCACTGGAGTTTCTCTAACAGTCTCTTTCATCATCATTTCTTCTTCACTAATTGCCAATTTTTTTCTCCTTATAAAGTATTGACCAATCAGACTTTTCACAGAATAATCCAATTACCCAACATGTTGGTTCGCCAATTTTCCTATATACCTTGCCTAGATAATCTGGTTTATCTCTTTTACCATATATATAAGCAATTTCGTTTGCACGATGTTTCGCAATATGTCTCCAGAATTTAACATAACGACCTTTTCGCATCTGTTTAACTGTAGATATTGCCCACACGTGATAACCTCTTACATGAGTTGGTGTTAAATAGTCTTTTGTAAATCTATAATCTAAAATAACATCTTCTCTGCTTAATAATTTTTGTCTCATTAATTCATTGCAAATAACTCTGCCACCACCACCAACAATAGAGCCAATAGTTGAGCCAATAAATCCACCAATAGGACCACCGATTGCTGTTCCGATTGCTGTTCCGATGGTTGAACCAATTGCTGTATCTGCTGCTTGTTCAATTCTTTCTTTTGGCTTACCCCTACCAGTTATAAGATTTACACCAAAACTTACAGCAAAATTACTTGCCATGGCTGTTGGTGCAAATGCAGAATCTGCTCTAGCACTAAATGCATCTTTACTCCAAAATCCTGGTTCAGCTGCAATCCCATCACTTACAATGTTTCCTGCTACTTGTGATGTTGGTCCAGCAGTAGTTTGACTATAACCAAATTGTCCAGTAGTAGGATTTCCTTGTCCTGCTAAACTTGCAGAAGGAGCAGCACTCATACCATATCCTGAAGAACCAGGACTAGTATAAGATGAAAGTTTTGGTGCGACAGTTCCCTGAACTGAACTTGTAGTGTATGATGGAGAAGTTCCTCTTTTATTGTAAATTGTACCAGAACTATCCATAAAAACGTTTTCGTCTGTAAAATCAACTTTAACTGAAGGATCGTTAAGTGTTGGACTATATTCATATCCTATTGGTGCTTTATTTGCTAATGCTTGAAGTTCTTCTCCTTGAGTTTTCATAAAAGGTGTTGCTTTTTTAAGAGAATACATTCCTACAGAATCAGTGCCCATATCTGCTTTTACTGCTTCTGTTAATCTAGCATCTGAACCCAAAGGATCAAAACCAAGACTTCCTAATGTATTACCAGAAGAATATAATGCTGCTTTGGATGCTTCTTGAAGGAATGGTTTAATAGCTTCTCCACCAACTTGTTTTAAAATATCTATGGTTGAAATTTCTTCAGGAGTTAATTCATCTCTTCTTTGGTCTGCTTCTGCAATCCAAGCTTTATCTTCATCAGAAAAAGTTTCCCACTGTTCAAACATTTTAATAGGATCGCCACCAGAATCTCTTCTTAGTCTTTGGTAAATAAATCTTTGGGAAGGATTAAATCCTGTTCCATAAAAATAACCACCACCAGATTTATCATCAAAAGGTGTACTATAATAATCTGTTTTATATGGTATACCTGTTTCTGGATCTGTAAGAGATCCTAAAGTTCCTAATCCAGAACCAATTATTCCTGTATCTATTTCAGCCATTATCCTATTACTCCTCTATTCTTTAAATCTGTAATCAATGTCCCAAGGACATCTGCTAATTCTGCTAATGTTGTTGAGTCTGCATCCATTGTTCTATCTAATGTTACATTTGAAACATTATAATTTTCCGAAGATGCTGCTAAATTAGTATTTGATAAATTTAATTCTAATTGATTAATTAAAGTATTTCCCCATCTAACATTATACTCTGCAGGAGCACTTGGTAATCTTCCTCTTCTAGTTCCTGTTGTCATCTCATTCCATCTCCTCGTAAATTAATTCTAAAACGACCAAGTGCCCAATTATCTCCAGTATCAGAACTTGAAAAACGAACTTTCATCTGGCGACCTTTGGCTCTACAACTTATTTTATCTGTATTTTGTGAAATAGTAAATGGTCCTTTTGTTGTTTCTGTACCATTAGGATATTTTGCAGATTTTAATGTTATAGAAAGACTTCCAGTTACAGTAGCATCAGGAATTATCCTATCAACCATAAAAAGATTGGTTCCATCAGGGGAATCACCGAGATTAAGCTCCATAGGAGAGCTTTCAACATAAGAAGTCATAGCACTACCATTATCATCTGTGCCAGTTTCTTGATTATAAAGTTTACCATCTGGATCTGTTGCATAAGGAACAGTTCTAACACCAAAAGCATCGTGCCATGATGTTCTTGACATAGATCCTAAAGACCAAACATTCTCTTCATAATTATACATAACATATTTATCTGGCTCTTCATCAGAAGAATCATTACTAACATAGAACCACATAATTTCTTTAAATTCTCTATTTAAAACTCCAAATATTTTTTGTGTTTGCTGAGAGTTTAAAGTATCGAAAATGTGAAATTGCATCGGACAAGGGAGCTCTTTAACTTGACCATCAAAAGAATAAAAATTCTTTCTTCCCATCCAAAAAACTGTCCCAGACTCATTTACCATGGATCTTAAAGATATTGGTCCACATCCTGTTCCTAAAAGTCTAAATGCAAATGTAAATGGTGGTCCTACAAAAGCCATACCATACATCGCTTCATCAGTACCAATAAAAATTTCTTCTCGAGTTCCTACAGCAGCAACTATTTTAGTTCCTTCTTGTAATCTTTGACTTCCTGCAGTTGTTGCAGCAGACACAGTCCAATTATTATAATCTCCTTGTGTTGACCATGCAACTAACATAGGATCTTGTGCACTTGCACCACTATCATAAGAGCCCATCGAAACAAGATGTCTATCAGGGAAAGAAAGAGTTGTAAAACGACTTGTTTGTGGTGCATTACTTATTACTGTTGCTCTTGTTGCAACTCCACCAGAACTATCCCAATAATAGCTATAATTATTGCTAACAGTTGCAATTAAATCTTCACCCCAAAGATTTAAACTCCATATTGTTAAATCTAATGTCACTGCACTTCCTGAACGAGCTGTTCCCCAAGTTGAATCTCCCCAAGGACCAGTTCCATAACCTAATGCTGTTGATGCAGTAGCATTATTCATTCCTTCACTTTTACCTATAAGATGTTTGGCTGTTATTGAAGAGCCACCACCAGCACCTGTTGCATCAGCTGTTGTTGTTGCTGTTATTTCATAAGCATTGGCACTCGTAACATTTATAATTTCATAAGGACCATCAATAGTAACATTATTAAATGTCGAAGCATTAGAAAAACTTACAATTTCTCCAGAAACACAACCATGAGAATTATCTGTAACTGTAACTGTTGTAGAGCCATCAGCTGTTGTTAATGGATTTGCACCTAAAGAGCTTGTTTTTCTTAAAGGTGTTATATCGTAAAATTGACCATCTAATAATATTAATAGCTGTTTTTCTGTACCAAGTGCAACATAATCTGTACCATTAAGAGATCTCCAATTAACCATAGCTCTGCATTTTCCTGCTGTTAATGTTGTTGAAGATGTTATTGTTGGTGGTGTTGTAGTTTCTTGAAGCCAACCACCGATTTTAGATGGGAATCCATTTTCAAAACGAACTTTATCACCATCAATCCAATAAGGACCAACTTTTCCTGCTGTGTATGATGGTATATCTTTTACAATTCCTGGTTTTATATCAATCCCTGTTAATGGCATTATTAGTCATCCTTTTTAACTAATTCTTTTTTTTGTATTTTATTACCATTTTTAATGGTTCCTATCATGCCCATACCAGCTTTGCCAACCCTATACCCAAAAGAAGCACTAATGCTAATGTAGATACAGTTTGCAAACCAATCAGGAGTGCTTTCATCAAGGAATATAAATCCTTCTTTTACTGCATCTTGTGTCCATGGTAAAAAACATCCTGCAAGAACTGCAATAAAGAAAATAGTCCAAGCTTCGTCTTTCCATGAACCACCCATTTGTTCTGTTAAAGATTTCTCCATATCAAGCTCACCAGTCGCTTGTTTTTCATAAACAGTTGCTTCTGCTTTTGCTTTTGCGACTTTTATTTCTGTTTGAGCTTTTTTCTCTTCCATTTTGCCTTTGACCCATGTCCCAGCAATATCGCCAACAGAACTTAATAATCCTCCAATTAATGGTAATGCCATTACATTTGCCTCCATAACATTGTTATAAGCATAACTATCGTGGTTCCACAGAAACCAATCATTATAGCTTCTAGACGTTTTATACGCAATATGGTTTCTTTCCATCTTTCTGCACATACAGCTTCATGTGTATCAAGTTTCGCTTGTACTTTTTCTGCAGAGACTCTTGCCATACTATCTCCTGTGCTGTTTTACATTAGCATCTGAAGTCCAACGATTTACTCTCGCCACAACATCTACTGTACCATCACCTTTATAGGTATCATTATGCAATGCAATAAAGGCATCTAAATCACTAGCACCATCAATAGCATCGCATATCGCTTTATGGTCTGTTCTTATTGCTGCCATATATGTAAGAACATCTGAAGGAATCGCAGTATCAGCAGTAACTTTGCGTTGTATTAACCAATCAAAATCTTTAAGCAATCCATCAGCATCTGATGTTGCTTTGTTTTTAGCTTGTGTTTTTAATCCGTAATTAATAACTTTCGAACCATCATCATGTAAAAGTTGATTGCCTTTTTCATCTTTAGCATCTTCATCAGCTAGTTTTCTGTCCGCAGATTTTGTTATTGTTTCAACTACTTTATTCCCATCAACTGCATAAGTAGGATCATTAGAAATATAATACTTATCATCTAATTCTGTTGCTGCTGTAACAGGATATATTTTTATTGCTAATTTTTCAGAATCAGACATAGCATTTAATTCTGCTTTATCGTAATTCCTATTGTTTATGGTAATTCTCGAAGGAAACTCTCCATAAACATTTGTTATTTTATTTGAGTCGTCTACTAATGCCCACATTGTTTTTCTCCTTTATTAATCATCGACCTAGTGCATATTTAAATGGATTTTCTGCTATGGCTAAATATACATAAGGATCATAGCTTGTGCTATTCATCATTGCATTGTTATTTTCTACTTTGAAACCATTACTTAAAATATCTAAATTTGGATTTGCAGTTGTGTATAAAGCACCATTACTATTTGGCTCTAAAATTCCAGGAGAAGGATTAAAAGGAGAAATTGTATTATCTTGCAATGCCCATGCTGCACCTGATACTGCACCTTTTATCATCACAAATGCAGGTTTGAATCCTGTGTATACAAATGGACCATCTGAATTTCCATTGCCCATATAGTTGCCCACTTTAATATATCCTTCTATGTTTCTGAAACAATAATAAATAAAGTTATCTGTACCTACCCAAGTATAATTATATTCACATGTAAATATAGAAGAATTAACTGTGCCCCAACGACCTGTCTGTTGTCCTTCATTTGTATTTAATCTCAATGATTTTGTAGCAGTAATACCAGAAGACCAGTAAGTATCCCAGTTAAAAGTAGAATCTAAATTTTTAGCTAGAATACAATCTGGAGCTGCTGACATGCCATGTGAAACAGTTTTAGATCCAGATCCTCCATCACCTACTGCTTTAACAATAGAAAATCCACCACTAGGATCGACTTGATGTGTTGATGTTAAATCCCCAGAGCCAGAAGATGTAGTCCCTCCATTTGCTCTCAACATCCACATTTTATATTCTGAACCTGTACTATTTAACCACGTTCCACTTGATATACCTACTGAAGTAGCACCTACAGAAGTGTAATTACTTTGAGGAAAAGTTGCTTCAGCAGCATTTGTGTCTGATATAATATATTTATTAGCTGTTATTCCTCTAGTAGAATCTACATAATACCAATTTTGAGCTGTATTAGAATGTCTATTAATTATTAAATCTGGTTGATTTTCTGTAGTTATAGTTCTGCCAGTTAAATTACCACTATAACTAGCCATGAAAAATAATTCTTTTGGAAAATTGTCGTCAGTCTGTGCAGGATCAATTGCATCTGCAACAGTTAAATTTTGTGTGCATATTGCTAAATAGCCAGATGGCACAGCACTGAAAAAATTACCATAACCATTTTCATCACTGTTATCACCTGCTGTTTCTGTGTTTGCAAAAGTACCTTCTTGTCCAAAATTCATAATTATTATTGGTTGGCTTCCTCCAGTTGGAGCTGCTAAAGGAACCATGCCATTCATATATTCTGATGCTGGTGTCCATGTTGCACCTGCTCCAGTTTTACTAGCACCTGAAGTTGGATCACCTGTAGAACCTCCACTTATAGCATACCATGTTCCGTTTTTACTAACATAAAAAGCACCATTATCCATATCCGCAGCAATACCCATGACATCACCATTAGAACCTCTTGAGCCACTATATGTTCCTACTATTGAACCATTTTTTCTAACTTTATTTTCACTATTGGTATATTGAATAGAACCAGTATCATTATAATTACCTCCATTCATAGTATATGTATTAGGATCAATAATACCTGCTGCTGGAGAATAACTGCTTGAACCTCCACCACCAGTTATTGCATATTCAAAATACCATTTTCCAGAAGCTGGTACTTTAATTGTGCCTGGACGTTGCCCATCTGTACTACCACTATATTCAATTTGTAAATTACCTTTAGATAAAACTCCATACTTTGCATCAGTTGTTTGTTCTCCTCTATATACAGGATTTATAGTACAAAAATTATTAGTTGGAGTATCAGTCATTTGGTCAAATGATGATATATTTGCTACAGTAAAATCATTATCATTACCAGAAAAATCTTCTCCTAAATTACTACTGTTTGTAAATTTAAGATAATAACCATTGTTTCCAAATGTTAATCCACTTGGATCTTTAGGAATCCACACACCATTTTTTGTTTCTCCAAACTCAGTTGGAGCATAACTTTGCCCATCGCACATTACGATCTCTGCTAGTTGAACATCAACACCTTCAGATCCAGTACCCACTCCAGAAATACCACCCCAAGATTGTACTACTCCACTTGCATTCATAAATGAATAAGTTCCATCTTGTGCTATAGCCGATTGAACAGAAGCATCCTCATATGTTGGTTCTTCACCATTAACGTACAGACGAACTCTCTGTGAAGATGATGATTGAGTGCTATCAAATCTTAATACACAATGATACCATGCCGATGGATCTCTAAACTCCATATTTGTGGTTAAACGATTATCTCCAAAATTACCACCAGAAAAATTACCATTAAATTGTGGTGTAGAGCTATTAGTAAATGGCCAAAATACATAAGTACCACCACCTGTTCCTGCACAAAAAACATTACTGCTTTGAGTAGAGGTACTATCAATATCATATCTTTTAAACCACCAACTATATGTAAAAGTTTTACCACTTGTCGGAGTACCTGCTGTAAATTTTAAAGTGCTATTTCCACTCAAACTCATTCTAACTGAATTTGCTATTTGATGTGTATAGAAATTATCAGAAGCTCCAGAACTTCCAGCAGCACCCATTAATGCTTGTTTGTTAGCTCCTAAACTCATTATGCCATCGCCAATCCTGCAGCAAAGCCATAAAAATTAGTGCCACCATCAAAAGTTGTTAATGTAATAACATCAACTCCAGAAGTTGTTAATGTAGGAGCACTTCCTCCTGCCCATTTAGCAGAATTTCCTCCTCCATCATGAGCTCCAGCTTTAAATGTAATTGTACCAGCTCCCCCATTTGTAATAATAAGAGTTATAGAATTAGAATGACTTGCCAATGAATTTGTAATTCCTACATTAAATGTTCCACTACCTACAGTAAATGATTGGACATTTCCATTTGTTAAATCTAAATTAAATGCTGCTGTTTTAGAACCATTCGCATAAACAGTTTCTGCATAATCTTTCATTTGTGCTTGTTGCACTACATCATCAGAAAGAACAATAGCACCTGTACCATTAGTTGCTATTGTTATATCACCATTCGCACCATCGGTAATTACAATTGAACCAGAGTTTGTGCCACCATTAGTATCTAATTCAAGGTCAAATGCACCATTTGATGATATTTTACCTGAAGCAGCACCACTTCCTACAGATATTTCTCCTGTGCCATTAGGAGTTAACTCAATATTCCCATTTGCAGCATCAACTATTTTAATGACACCAGAATTAGTTCCCCCATTTGTATCTAATTCTAAATCAAATGCGCCATTTGTTGTAATTTTTCCTTCAGCAGAACCACTCCCTATAACTAATTCCCCTGTTCCATTAGGAATTACAGAAACATTACCATTTGCAGCATCAGTAATTGTAATTTTACTAGAATTTGTCCCAGAATTAGTTTCTAAAGTTAAATCATATGCACCATTTGATGTTATTACACCATTTTCAGAACCACCACCAATTTTAACAAGATCTGTATCAAGAACAACATCTCCTGTTCCATTAGGTGCTAAATTAATATCACCATTAGTATCGGTGCTTGATAAAGTATTGGCTGCAAGAGCAAGATTACCAAAAGCAAGTTTATCTGTTATAGAAATAACTTCATCGCTACCATCACAATAAATAATATTCGTTTTTGCACTAGGAATTGTTACTTTTGCTGCTCCACTCCCTTGAGACATAAGAATATTATAACCTCCAGAAGTAGCATTCTGGATCATAAAATATGCTGTTGTTGTTGCTGGTGCGATCGTTATTGTACAGTGTTGACTTAATGTCCCTGTAAATTTGACTACACGATACATTCCACTCTGAACATTACTAGATCCAGAAGAAGGAGATGCAGCTCTTACTGTCAATGTTGCTGTTGAAGCATCGGACAAAGCAACAGTACCATATGCTGCCAGTCTATCTATTATGTCAAAATTATAATTTGTTGTTGTTCCCCATGTACCAGACTGATCGCCTGTTGCCATTTCCTCTATGCCAAAATTTGTAGAATATGAACTTGCCATTTTAATCTATCCTTATAATTGCTGCTGCTCCTGGAGCTGGGAAAACTATTGTAAATGTTCCACCACTTACTGTAAAGTCTCCACCAAAAGCAAGAACTGCAATTGCTTTATTTCCATTTGAACTATTATAAATCAAAGCACCATTAGCAGTAAAACTTGCTGAACTCCAAGAAGGATCAGCAGCATCAAAATATGCTGTTGTCCCTGTTGTTGCGACAACAGTACTTGTTAATGTTTCACCACCTGCTGAATATCCAGTTCCTGTAATTTCATTCGATGTGCTATATGCTGTTGTTCCTGCACCTAATGATGCACTGCTCGTATAAAGAGCTATTTTTATTGTATCTGCTGCCAAGTCATGCTGTTCATCTAAACATTCAGCTTTAAAACTTGTGCACATTGCTTGTGATATGGCCATTATATTCCTCCGTTGTATTCTGCTGCATAATCTCTTTTCATCTCTTCTTGAAGCATCGCCATCGCTTCATCGAATTGAGTTTTATATAAAGATAACGTTTCTGGTGCTTTAAGAAAAGCAGAAGCTTCACTTAAACAAGCACTTAACAAGACATTAGTTGCATTATTACTTATCCAAGTTGTTGTATTTCCTGAAGATAAACCAGTTTCAGGAGCAATATAATCAACTGCATAAGCATAAGTAGAATCTGGTGTTGGAGCAAGTTTAATAACTGTTCCAGACGTTGAAGCAGATTGTGTACTATACATTTCTGGCTGTCCTTGTGTGCTTGGATTTTTCCAATAATCATTCAAGTATGAGTCAATTCTATGATTTAGATAAACTGTATTGCTTGAACTTGTAATTGAAACTTGTCTAATCATTCTTGCTGTTGCAATTGTATAATTGGTTTGACCAACTACCAAAGATCCTGTTGCTGAACCTCTATAACAAGGCAAATTAGGAGCTCTTTGGAATATCATTGCTTCAGCTTGTTCTATTATTACATCTAAAGAACTAGATAATTCTGTGCCATCATCTTCTAAAAAATTTTGTATATTTGTTTTTAATTCACTATAATTCATATGTTATTGTCCCCAAGTGCTATCACCCCAAGATTCATCACCCCAAGATGTATATGTAGTTGTTACAGATATTGAGCCAAGAGCACCTGTACCTGCGACACCTGTTTCTGTTACTGAAGCACCTGTTGTTATACTTGATATAGTTCCAAGAGCACCTGTTGCTGCGACACCTGTTACATCAACTTCTGGGGCTGGATTACTTATTCCCCAAGCACCTGTTCCCCAAGGACCAATCCCCCACCTATTATGGTCTGGATTTGCTGATGCTGTTCCTATTGCACCTGTACCTGCGACACCTGCTTCAGTAATACTTAAATTAACACCATCTGTTTCTGCATAAGTTCCTATTACACCTGTACCTGCGACACCTGTTAATGCTTGTTCAGTTGTAAACCCTGCAATAGTTCCTATATTTCCTGTTGCAGCAACTCCACTTTGTGTTGGAGAAAGTTTTATTAAAGGAGCATAAGGTGAAGTGAAACCTGTTGCACTAACTCCAGTTTGATTAATTATTGTTGGGAATTCAATAGAAACATTTCCGACATTACCTTTTGCATGGGGCATTTGAGGTTTTTGATATTGTGTAGAGTCTAAAGACCTTTGTGTAAATCCATCAGCATCAGTTTTGGCTTTATTAAAATCAAACCAACCATATTGCAAATTAATCCAAACATTAGTAGGATCATTATCTGGTCTCGGTTGGAATAAAGCAACAGCATCTATTACATTTTTTGCAGGAGTTAATTGAGGTTGCTTTGGATCATATTCTTCTGGCTCAACACGAAGATTATTCCATTCAGTTTTTAAATTTTTATATTTAAGACGAAAACCACTACGATCTGAAATTGCTAATGATTTTTTCCCTGTTGCATATCTAGCCATTTAAATTCAGTCCTGTTGGTCTTATTCTTAAAGAAACATTTGCTCCCTCTTCTGCTGAAGCAAATTGAAATGCTTTTTCTGCATCTTGCATTAATAATTGAACACGATCTGGTGCATATTTTACAGCAAGTTTTGCTGCAAGTCCAGAGCACATAGCATCTGACCACCGATATGGAACATCAGCATCTTGATTAGATGCAGAAGCATCATCTAATTGAAATACACCATAATATCTTATCGAATCATCAGCATTGTCTGGCACTGGCCAAACAGTCATTACTGGTGTGTATTGTCTATTCAGCATATATTGTGAAGAAACTCCACTTGTCGTTTTATCAGGGAGTTGATTATAATCTGATATTGAAACTCTATTAACGATCTGGTCGCTTGAAGTTGAACCAGAAACTTTTCTATAAACTGTACTTATAATATCAACTAGACCTGTTGATAAAGTATAATCAGACTGTGCTGCAACTGTCGATATTGTCTTATATTGCACTGTCCAATAATTCCAACCACGATTCGACCACTCGGAGAAAAGCAGATTCAAACTTCTTCGTGCTGAAACTGCTCTGTCTCCTGTTTGTGTTTGAGGATCTATTCCGCATCTTTCAAATGCTTCAGCAATAACTTCCTCAATATTTGGTCTAAATGTTACTGTTCCAGATGTTGCCATTTTAATATAACTTTTGCATCCTTAAACAAATCTGATAACTATCTGTTACTGCTCCTGCTCCAGTTGTTGTAAATTTTATATCACCACCAGGAGAAGTTCCGTAAGTTTTTGTAGATGGCAATCCACCAAATCTAGTAAAATCCTGATATCCTGATTGGTCAGCATCAAGATGCATCATTATAACATCGGTTGATGCATCTGCTAAAATTTCAACAGTCATGCCATAAATGGTCCACCATGCTTCGACAATTCGAACACTAGTGCATGAATCTCCATTGCTATTCTTTTTTAATGAAGAAACATCAACTTTTAATACAGCACTTTCATTACCAGTATCAATATATTGATATTGGAATGCCATAACAACTTCTCTGACACTATCATTTATCGTTGTTGTAGTTGTTATATCAGCCATTAAATTTCTCCTTATGCAAGATTAATGTTCTGAATATAATCTACAGTTATCACTCCTCGACCAGCAGTACCAGCAGAGAAATCAACATAAATAGATTTATCAGCAGTACCAATATCTTTCCATGTATCAGCATCAGTTATAGTTCCAGCTGAACCGAATTTAATTACATCAGCAGCAGTTCCTAGTGCTAGTGCTGTAAATACTTCAGTAGATGCAGTAGATGTGCCAACACTTAAATTTTGCGAAGCACCATTACAAGCTGTTGTAATGTAAACAGTTACTTCTGTTATTTGACTATTTGCAGGAATTGTTATCCCTGTATCTGCTGCTGTTGTAGATTGTTCCCAAGTTGCTGATTGTGCCATTTTAACAAAACCTACATTTTTAACATCTGTTCCAACTGTAGTTCCTGTTGTATCGGCGATTGTTCCAGCTTTTATTGGACCTGAAAAACGAGTTGTTCCCATAATAAAATCCTTCTCAAAAAAGGTTGCACTCTAAAGTCTTCTTGAGCGTCTGCTGGGGCAGTCTTTAGAGTAAAAATCCCAGACCTATTTAATTATTACTTGAAAACTGCTTAAAAGTAAATGCTTAATTCCTATATATGCCTTCGTTTGTAATTTTATCTCTTAGTTCTGGTGTTAATTCTATGAACTTTCCTCCTTTAAAACTTTTCTTATTAATTCCTGCTTTTTCTAAAATTTCTTTTGATGCAGGAGGAAGTCCTTCAAACATCTTAGGAAGTTGAATAGCTAAAACTTCTGAATATGCATTCATCATATCATCAATCGCCATTTTTATTTGTCCAGAATCTAACCCTTCTAATTTTCCAATTTTTTCTATAATTTTTCTTGCTCCTTGTGATGCTCTTTTATCAGCTTTTTTATAAACATCTAAAAATATATCTATCGCTTTTTCACTTTCAGGAACAACTCTTATAATTTCAGCACTAAATTCTTCTAAAGTATTTATATAATCAGAACCCAAACTTTTCATAGAATCTTTTGCCATTTTATTTGCTACTTTTGTAGTTTCCTTTATTAACTCTTTAGGATCACCTTCTACATAATCTAAACCTGCTATAGTATATTTTCTATAAACATGACCATCCATCCCATCAGAAAGAGATAATACTCTTCCAGGAACTCCATCTCGATATCGCAAAGTAATAGATTGCAAATCATCTGAAAGTCTATTCTGTAAATTAATAGGAAGTGTAGCGTGGTGTGTTGTTACAACATCTATTAAATTATTATAAGGATCTTCACCACTTCTCCTAACATATTTAAACGATGTATCATCAGAAACTTTTATTCCCATCTTTTTTAAAACTTTAGGAAGTTCGTTGTTATAAAGATTCCTAAACATATTATGAGTTGCATCTCCTGCAGTTCTCCATCTTGTTATAACTTCTTCTGCATTTGGAAGTGTAATTTTAACTATATTCGGATCATTTGCTGCTTTATCTAGCATTTTAGAAACTTCTTCTTGTAACCAAGGTGCAGGCTTATTAGGATTGTTTAAAACATTAGGGAAAGGAGCTTCTCTATAAATAAAACCTGTTGTCTCACTCCATCCTTTCACTGGATCTAGCTGCCTAATTATTGTTGAAAAATCATTAAAAATTTTATTTGTTGCAGCTCTTGTTTCAATATGCAGTCTTGTGTCTATAAAACCTTTTTCAGATAAAGAATTTTCCATCTTTTTCCAATCTTCAGGAAAATCTAATTTGTACTGTTCAAATTTTTTAGAATTGAAAAGTGGATGATTTATTATTGCATCGAATTTTCTTTTACTTATTTTTTCTGTTATAATATCTGTGTGACTTGGAACAGATAAAGGTAATTCTACACCTTGGATCACAGGATTATCTTTTACAAATTTCGCTTTTTCTAGAGCTCTTTGCTCTTGCATAGCTTCCCATAATTCTTTATTAGCTCTTAAATATTCATCATTCTTAGGAGTTCCTTTCGCTCCTGTAAATCTAATTATAGATGAAGCATCGTTTTGGAATTCTTTTAATTTTAAAACTTTTTGAACAATCATGCCATCTTTTTCTGACTCAATTTCAAACATTGTATGAGAGACAACTCCTTTTGAATTATTACTTCCTTGATGCATTTGTGAATCTAGATTAGAAGTTTGAGAATTATGAGTAATTTTTTTATTATTTGTATCAGGTTTGTAAAATGTAGTGTCAAGGTTACCATATGGAGTTTCAACAACTTTATTTGTTAAATTGTCTGTCCAATTGTTAGATTTTATATCATCTAAAACTTCTTCAACATTTTTAACTTTATCTAAATCATAACCAATCTCTTCTAAATTTTCTCTTATCTCTCTCCATTGGTTAGCACCAACACCACCAGGAATTTTTGAATCGGTTTCAAGTCTTTTTAATAATTGATTTGCTGATGTTGTAATTGGTTTGCCTTTTGCAGCTAATGGCATTCCTAATAAATAATCTATTGCTTTGCTTATTGTAATTCCTTCAGCTTCTGTAGGTGTCCCTGCAATACCACCAGCAGCTAAAAGAAGTTGTAATGTTTTAGAAATTTGATTAACACCAAGAGCTGACATTGCAACTTGTGCTGGATTAAAATCATATAATCCTTCTGCTATATCAAAACCAGCAGCAAATGGTGCAGCTGGAGTAAAATATAAAGGAAGTGTTTTCATATAATAAGGAGTTTCTACAAGAGAAGTGTAATTTGCAGGATCAGGATCTTGTTTGTATTCTTTTAAAGGAACATTCCTTTCCATTTTAAATTTACCAAGAACTCCTAAATTAGGATTAATTTCGAAATTAACCATTTTTGTAATAGGATCAGGACCAAGTCCTGTCATTGGATCACGATCTATAGGATAAGTATATGGTGCTTCGTAAACAAATGGTTTACCTAAATCAAACCATCCTTGTTTTAATTCGTCTGTTGGATAATTTTGATGCAATATATTTTGTTGCATCTCTGGAAGAGTAGCAAACCAGTCTAAATTTGAAATTTTAATCTCTGCCATGATAAATAATCAAGGGAGCGATTAAACTCCCTTGATATTTCTACATATTAGGTTGCACCTTCTGAACCAAAAATTCCACGCCAGTCAGTCCATCCGAAGCTGTATCTTTCGCGAACTTTGTAGCGAATATTTCCAGTTTCGAAATCACCTTCCATACCTTTTTTCAAAGGTGTTCTTTGGAACATTTTAAGTCCATCAGGAACATCTGTTTTAACATACCAAGCATCAGAATCAGACAGTCTTCTCATGACATGATATCCATTTGGTAGATAACCACCAGAATTGATAGCATTGATGTCATTGTCAGCTGTTCCAACTCTTCCAGCAGATTCTAATAATCTTTGTGCTTGGAAAACATATGCTGTTGGTATGATTAATGTTGTGCCTTGTGCAGCAATGCGCAAACCACGATCATCTTTCATATCAGCAATATTGATTAACACTTGCTCTAAAGAAGTCTCTGTAAGATCGGCAGCAGTTGCCAATGTATTACTTTGATTTCCTGCGCGAGATGGATGTGAAGTGCTTAATAAAACGACTCCATCACCACCAGTGTAACCAGCAGTTGTTGAGTTATTCAAAATGTTTGCTGCTTTGATTTCTTTTGTTGAAGAAACCGAGCGAGCAAGTGCTTTTGTATAACGGGAAGCAAGAGAGCCATATTGTCCATCTTCTTCATTCTCTTCAGTTATAGCAAAAGCTAATGCAATAGTTTCATGCTGATAACGAGCAGTCCATTGTTGACTTGCATTATCATATGCTACTGCAGAACCTTCTGTTTTAACTGGAGCATTTCCAAAACCTTCAAGAAGAACATCTTCTTCGAATGCTTTGTTAGAAGTATTTGATGAAAATACTGCTTTCCACTCCTCTGGATATGTTGCGTACTCGAGACCGAAGAGAGCATTAAGTCCTGGTTCGAGCAGTTTTGCGAAATTCGCTCTATTTAGTGCCATAATTCCCTCCTATATTCCTGCAGCATCTTTTAGGATGTGCTCATTAATAAGCACTTCCATGACTGCATTGGTTCCGAAAGCATTCTCTGGTGAATCCCAGAGAGCGATTAATTTAGCTGTTGCTGTTCCTGTACCCATACTTGAATTAAGTTCGAATGCAGACTGCCCAGTGGTTGTTGAACCTGTTCCAGCAACAACATCAGCGCATGCGCCAATATCAGTTTGAGCTGGTGAGCCGTCTGATTGAACTTTATAAACAGTGTAAGGATCATCATAAACATAAGCTATGATATTTGTAGCTGTTGTACCTGTTGGCCAATAATCTGAATATACATAAGAGCCATCTGAAGCTGTATAAGAAACTCCAGCAAATACACCAATGTTATTAACTTCTGTTGCTGTGTGTGGTGTTATAACACCATCAGCAGTCAGAATACAAAGGTCGCCACGGAAAATATTTTCCGCAAGACCACTTGTAATTGTGTATTTATTAGTTCTTGGGGCATTTCCAGATAAATGTCTAACTGGCACAAAGCCAAATGGTGAGTCTACATTTGCCATTTATCTTTCCTCATTAAGTTAAAGTTAATCATCCATGACAGATAAATCTCTGCCACGACTAGACGAGCTTTTACGATCCTCGTGAATCGGTATTCCTCCAGATCTCTCAATAGATCTTAAATCATTTGATATAGATTCGTTTTGCTCTTCACTTTTGCCATGCATATAGTCCTTCATCTTTTTGAACATTTCTTCTGGCATTTCACAAAGTATCATACCTTCTACACCAATACATCCATTCCATTGCCCATGGTTGATTGTCGGAATTGGAAAATCACCCACAGAATCAGCAGATCTTGGCTCCCATCCTGCTCTCTTTCTTTTGAAAACATTATCAGGAGTTTCTTTCCCCAGGATCGAGGTAGCAACCCACCTTTGTACCATACCATCTCTTGCAGGAGGAGCGTCTAGTAGGGAAGGTGGTTTCCAGCTAGTTTCAACACGAGCTTCAGACTCGCGATTTTTTTCTTGAGTTTCTTTTGCACGGATATTACGATTTTGAACCATTATGATTTCTCCTTAGTATTAGCTCGCAATTCGCTTGCGTATGCGTTTAGTTGTTGTTTATCGGTTAATCCTAGTTCTCTAGCCATTCGTAATTGGTCCTTTGTCATTTGCACTCTATTGCCTGTATTAACACTTGACCCTCCTGCAGATGGAGCTATTGGTTGTCGACTTCTGCTTTTTGGTTTAGTCTTAACACTTGCTTCTGGTGATATTAACTCGGGAAACATTTTTCGTAAACGATTATCTAGAGTTGAATAATATTCATCACTGTTTTTATCGAACCCTTCTAAATCAAGTTGGACATCAATTGCTCTTGCAGCAGCAGTCTCTCTTTCAAAACCACTACCATTGAACCATTGATTTTTTTGCCACCAAGACATTGCTTTAGCAGGTGCTTGTGGTTGTGCTGCTTTGCCAACTGTCGGTGATTGAGTTCTCTGTTGTAATTGTTGCTGACGTTGAAGTTCTTGAACTTTTACAGTAGCTCTCATATCAGCAAGTTGCTCTGCTAATTGAACTTGATTAGCTGTATCTCCTTCTTCAATAGCTTTCTGCATTTTCTCTTTTACAGATTGATAATTGCTTTGAAATTGCTGATCTTGTCTAGCAGTATCACCTTGTTCAAGTCTAGCTAATCTCATTTTAAGATCTGATAATTCTTTATCTTTTTCTGCTGCTTTTGCTTCAGATTCTCTTCTTTGATTAACTAAATTTTTAATTCTTTTCTGAACTCTATCACTATAATCATTGTCTTCTGTTTTTTCTTCTTTGGTCTCTTCTTTGGTTTCTTGTATTTCTATATCATCAGGAGTTTCTTGCGAGGTTTCTCCTGAAGTATCAATCTCCAATTCTAAAGGAAGATCTTCTTGTTTTTCAGTTTCTTCTATCATGGTGCGTTCCAAGTCCTTTCGCTATGGTATATAATTTTGTATGTTGCATCCTTTAGGAACAACAGAAGTTATCTCATCATCATTTAATAATAATAACTTGACACTATTAATAATTAATTTTTGTCCAGCATATTTACCAAATGTGACATGGTCACCAATATCTGCCCACTTGCCTCTGTGCCATTGACGACCTGTTTCTCTTTCACACCAAGCCAATGGTCCATGGTCTAATATAATACCATGAGCTGTTAAATATTCTTCATTGTCTTGAGATTGAGATGGTAAATAAATGCCACTTTTAGTTTTCTTTATTGGTGCTTGTGGTTGAATTAAAACTCTCCAGCCAGTTGGCTTTGGAAGATTTTTTGGTGTTTCTTGTTCGGGATCGTTGTCCCAATTTAATTCATGGAGATGAGCCATGTTATCCATCCTCTCTGTCTAGTTTTTTAAAAACATCATCGATAGTGTTAATGGCTCTTTTTAAACCTTCAGCAATACCGACGTTCTTTTGATATTGGTTAAAATCAGAGATTCTCCCCTCTACCATTTCGTTCGCTAGATTCTTCCGTTGTTCCTCCAGCGTCTCCTTCATCTTCTCTAATAGGTCTGTTATTGTCAACTTTCACCTCTCCTTTCGACGAGACTCCTGTTACTATGATTTCAACATCATCCATACCAACACCTCATTAGTTATTTTTTTAAATATAGCTTTAAAAAAATAAATTAAAACAATTATTGTCCAGTAAGTGGATTATTGAGAGCTCTTTGAAGCATCTCTCTTAATCTATCTTCAAGCTCTTTTAATTGCAAATCAACATTTTCCATGCGTCTAGTAAAATCACTTTCAATAGCAGTTCTTTTGCCATCGAATCTGTCTTCTGCATGCTGTATTAAAGTCCTTACATCATTCTCTGCTGTGCGTTGACTTGTTCTTATTTCTTGTTCTGTAGTTCTTGACCTTTTGTCAACAGCACTTATATTATCCATAACCTCATTAATATCCTTACGCAGTTCATTACGAATATCTCTAGCATCACTTTGAGCTGATTGCACAAGCTCTAATGCTGTTGATATTTCTGATTGTAAAATTGTATTCATGTTTGTAATTTCGTTTTCTAATTTAGTTTCTAAGTTTTCTATCTTTTCATTCGTAACATTAACAGAAGTATCAAATTCACTTAATTGTTTTGTAAAACCACTTAAATCTGGAGCAGTATAATTAGCTATTTGGTCTTCCATCGCTACCCAACGAGCATAACCTTCAAAACCTGCCCATATTGCACCACCGATTGTACCAAGCAAAGGAAATATTAATAATAACTTCCCTCCTTTAACTTTTATGCCTTTGTATTCTACTTCATTACTCATATTGCTCTCCTATCATTTGTTCAAATACCAAACTATCACGCACACCGAAATAATTACCTAATGGATCTTGCATAACTACATCTGAATATATCTCTTCGCTTTTATACCATGTTGGTTGCGTTTGAACAACTTGATTAGAATATGTATTTATGTTTGGACCCAAAGCATTAACAAGAGCAAGAGTTGTTATTTGTGCTACTGCGTCATATTGTGATGCAAAATTTTCTCTAATTTCTTTTGCTTTTTCTTGTTTCTTTTCTTGTTGTTTAGTTGGTTTGTTTTCTGCTTTTGCTTCTTTCACTTCTTCTTTTGTTTCTTCTTCAACTATTTCTTTTTCTTCTTTTGGCTCTTCTTTAACTTCTTCTTTTGGCTCTTCTTTAACTTCTTCTTGAACAACTTCTTTTTCTTCTGGTTCATTTTCAGCAACTTGCTCTTCTTTAGTTTCTTTAGCTGGTTGTTCTTCTTTTATTTCTTCAACCTCTGGTTCATTATCAGCAACTTCTGTTGTTTCTTCAACTTTATTTTCTGTTGGTTCTGGTTCAGAAACCTCTGTTTCTTCGGCAACCTTTTCTACAACAACCTCTTCTGATTGCTCTCCTGCACCATTTACGGAGGTCGAAATCTCTTCAACTTCAACATTTTCAGCGATTTCTGTCGGAGTTTCAATTTCTGGCTCTATATTTGTTGCAGGCTGAACTTCTGTTTCAACTTCAATTTGCTGTATCTCTGCAACTAATTCTGAAACTTCAGCAACAACTTCTTCTACATTTACCATTGGCTCACCAACATTTAAATCTTCAAACATCTCCGCAGAAACATTATCAATTTCAGGGATTTGAATTTGAACGTCTACGACAGTTGTATCTGGTATATCTATTCCTCCTACATCTGGCTCATCAATTTCTATATCTAAATCTAAATTTATTTCAGGAATATCATCAATGCTATTATTAACAGGACTTGTATTGTAGTCGTCTACATCATAATTATCCATCAAATCTATAGTTGTTGAAATTTCTTGCTCTTGCTGAACAAGTTGCATCCAAGTTTCAACTGTTGTTGTAATATGATTATAAACTACATTATATTGAAACTCATCCCAATAGTATTCTCCATATCCACCAATTTCTATATAGACTTTATCTAATTGATTTGAAAAATCATAGCTTCCTGTTACTGTATTCACCCAATTAGTATTGTTGTTGTAATTATAAGGATTTTGCGTAAAAGTTGTTTTATCTATGGTTACTAACCCTGTTTCCCATTGCAATGCATTATCATTATAACCTTTGGTCTGAACATAAGCAGTTTGACCAGAGTTATTGTACATGCTGTTAGGAAAAGCAAAAAGGAATTCATAATTAACTTCTCCACCATCTTTAATATCGAAACTATTTAAATCAACATATTGTCTCCATGTTGTAAGACTATTTGTTCTTGCATGTCCACAAGCTGAAGTACGACCATCTGTTCCAGTTGCAGGGAAACCACTCGCAGCATCAGTACAAGAAGAATGTGAATAAACGGAACCAGCCCCACCCCAATCTATATCTGCATCACCCTCGTATTTACTTGATACGACACCTGTGTCTCCATCTAATATATCACCTGTATCTTTATGTTCAATTGTTACAGTTGTTTCTGTTACTTCTTCTACACCACCTTGAGTTTCTATTTCAGTGGTTGTAGTTGAACCTTCTTCTAATAGTTGAGCATTAGAGGAAAAGCAGCATAAGGAGAATGCTAAAAATACCAAGAGCACTTTCATCATCACTTAAAAATTCCTCCTCATTATTTATTTCATTAGTTTTTAACCATTTATCATAATCAGGTCGTTTCTCTGGATTTTCTGCCCATTCTTTTGCAGCATCTAATCCTATCTTGCCCATGTATGGACAAGGTGTTCCTGCCATTTCCATAGCTTGAAAAACTCTTTCGTCTTGACATAGCAAAGCGACAGCACCAACTTTCATCCCAAAACGGAACAACTGTCTTGATAATTTTAATCTTTCACAATTTAAATCTCTTATAGTTGTGCCACCTGCTATTCCTAATATTTGCGACTGAATTGCTGCACTTGCTGCTGTTGAGCAAACATCTTGATTATTTACTACGACTCCTGGAGCTGAAGCTGTGCTCGGTGTACGATCTACAGTTGTTGTTCCTGATACAGTAGACGAAGTTGATGTTACAGTATTAGTTTGTGCATGACCAGTGCTACACCAAGCAAGTAGTGATAAGAAAAATATTACAAACAATATTGCCCATAATTTTGGAGACATTATTCAACCCATTCACCTGTTAACATCATTTCAGATAATCTATCTGCTCTCGTTTTAACTTGCTTTGCCCAAGCACTATCTAACATTTGATTAGATGCTTCATCCCAGTTCTCTTCTTCAATAGCTTTAAACATGTTTGGCCATTTACTAGGATTAAATCTTGTTAGTCCCATATTAAATAACATATCTAATAAAACGGATTTCCTTATGCTATCTAAATTATTATATACATCCCAAGACTGAGCTTCTTTATCAACACGAGCAATATCACCCATTAATAAAAAATTTGCTTCTTCTTCATTTATACCTAAACCATCAGAAGCTATATTCCTGCCAACTCCTATTGTTGGATGACCTATAAGTGTATCTCCAGCTTTTACTTCTTTTCCATTAGCATCATCATAAACTTTTAATTTTAATCCTTCATGTAAAGTTAACATTTTTAAAAGTTTAAATTTATTATCTTCTATGTCCATGGTTTTTTCGTCCCTCCGTAATATGCTCTGGCATGACCTTCTTCTATCATCCTATCGCAAACATTTATTAATCCGTGGTCTGGATGGTCTACAATTGGCTCTCCTAATATTCTACCAAACTTCCCTTTTTCGTCTTTATGAGTTATTATTTTGAATCTTTTCGGAAGTAATTCTTTAAGACGTCTTTTACTCGCCAGACCCAATTCCTTTTCCGCCAAGTTTCTAGTTCTACTTTCAGGTGTGTTGATTCCAAGTAAACGGACTCTTTCTTTTTTGAGCCAGACCTTAAAGCCAAGATCAATGCTAACATCTATTGTATCTCCATCAATAACTCTAATGAGTTCACATCTATATTCATACATTATTCATCACACAGTTTCTCATAGACCTCATTATGTACTAGCAAATCGTTTATAAGATCTTCGGTTATAACTTCAAAATCAGTTTCTGAAACTAATATAGGATCGGCTATGTTACAGTAGCTATTGTTGCTATTTAGGC